AGTGTTTTGATGTGTTTGGGGATTTTCCCGGTTGTCTCCGTGTCGTACACAAGGTATGTTGCCATTATTCTTCTCCTTCCTCCTCCGTTGGTCCGTCAGTTTTAAACTCTTCAACTGTTACAGGTTCAAAATGTCTTTCACAATGGGGACACCAGATACGTTCTTCCTCAGCAGTCCCAATATACTTACTGGTGTTTAAACCAACCCATGCTTTTATATGGACATCAGTTGACCCACATTTAGGGCAACAGTAATAATTGGAATCAGCTTGTTCAATGATTGAATCTTCGCACTCTTCCAGTTCATCACCAGAGTAAGGATTGAAGATTGCAATTGACTCTACGGCCTCAGCCTCAACCATAAATAATCCTTGATCTACGGAGTAGTAAAGTTCCATTTGGAAGGTAACCTTTGGTATCCATTCCCTTGCCTCAGCTTCTTCCCATCCCTGCCCGACTAATTCATCGACCTTTGCTTTAAAAGCAATAGGGAACTTTTCTTCAGAGAGGAATATATCAATGACTTCCTCTGTACCTGCATTATTCTTTTTCATTTTCTTTTTTCTCTTTAAGTTCACTAATACAACCCATTACAAGCCAGTCAAGAGCGTACTCCACCATTTCCTTTAACGGAGCCTCAAGAGAGAATTCCTGAAGGTAAACATGGTCATTTTCTCCTAATGCAGTCCAAATATCTTCCATGTCAGAATCAAGGTTTATTCTGCCTTTGTAAAGAGTTAGGAGCATATACTCACCTGCATTGTGGGTACTGGCAACTCCACCATCTTCTACCAGGATGTCGTGACCATCATCACTGTGAGTATCAAAGACACGGTAGTTAAACCCCAATTGCTGAGTAGTTGGTAATCCATTCTCCTCATTAGGGAATATTTCTGTACCGCCCCAATCCATGTTATTGATGAACTCTGCAAGTTTTTCATCTTCTGTCAGTTCAAAATCATCCTTTACTTCAATCTCTTCACCTTTCTCGAAAGGAACTTCTGTGAGAAAGTATACATCCCGGTTAACAAAGTGCCATCCATTTGCAATGGGCATACTCCCATCACAATTTAGTCTTGTCCAGACCCGATTCACAGGATGTGTTTTTACTTGAACAAAGTCTGCACCGTAAGTTTCAAACGCCCTCGGACAACCTTCATCATCCAGTATTGGTTTATACTTCTCCACCCACTCATCGAAGGTTAGTGTAACTAACCGGGTTTCTTCTACTGCTTTAATCTCTTTCTGTGTACTCATTATACATTATTTGTAAATCGTTTGTACTTAATTTTCTGTATTGTCTTGGAGTATGACAGGAGCCTTGTGATAGAAATTCGATGATCCGTTTTCTCTCATCTAGCCTTGTCCATCCGTCAACTCCGATAGTAAATAGATAGTCTTCTTCCATAGATTATTCTGTTGTTTTGGTTGGTTTAATTTATTAAAATATCTTCTTCAAACTCTTTCTCAGTAACATAGTAACAGTAAGCGAATAAACGGTGCCTACCAGTGGTAACATAGAAAATGTTATCTCTCCGATATCTTGTCCAGACTCTCTTTGAGTCTTTATGAAGAGATCCCATATCCAACATTTCAGAAGTGAACTCTCTTAATCCACCCTCATCATCAGTACATGGGTTAAATTCTTCAATCCACTCCAACATGCTCATTCTACGATGATTTGGTCTCTCAACTTTAGGTTCAAGTTCAGGAGCATGTTCTATTATGACTGAAAAGAACTTGTCGTAAAGGGAAGTGTACCATTCGAAGTCAGCAGTTCCGTGAACTTCACAAGGCACCTCATCAAGTGCCATGTCCATAAGAGCTAGGCTTCTTGCCAATTCTTCAGCATTAACTTTTAGTATCATTGTTAAAATTTTCAAGTTTATAATAAATGTAGTCTTCGATAACTTCATCCCAAGTTATAATAACATCGTCACTATATGCCTTGGAGAGTGGCTGGATCTTTGTATTCTCTTGGTCGAAGATAAAGTCCCAGTTGGTTTTCTTGTGTATCTTCTGGAATTCCCTTGCCCATCCAACGATGATTTCATGGGAATCAATGAAGTGCATTTGGTGTTTTACAAATAATGCATCTCCAATGTGGTAAGACATTATAGATGCAATCAGAACTAGTTCGTCTTTTTTAGTTTTAACGGCCATAAATATTTTAAGATTAGGTTTAGTTTGTAGGTAATAGACTCAAGTAAAGTAGGTTGCTCTTCAACCAACAGATCATAAGCAGACTCACAATACCTGCCCTCGCATAAAAACATTGAGGAGTTACTAGAACCTTCGATAATGTACGTCTCGCACAAGGCACACATCCTTTCTTGTTCCGCATCATTTATCTTGTTGGATTTATTCATTTCAAATTATTTGGTTAAGACTCCCTATTTCTAGGGAGTTTCGCTCATTAAGAGTCTCGTCAGTTAACCTTCTTTAACTGGGTTCATTCGTTCATTAAAGTACTTGCGTTTTGCATACTCCATGTCACGTTCTTGTACAAGGTTCGCAAACAGGCTAAGTAGTAAGTCTAAAACCTTTTTCCTAACTTCCATATTACTGCAAAGAATTTCATCATCAATCTTATGAATTTCCTTTGTTTCATTGAATAGAATTCGCTCACACTTTGTTACATCATAACTTGCTGATGCACCACCATTTTCAGCTTTAACAAAACCTGCATTGGAAGCTAATCTGCCTAGTTCTTTGTAATACTTTTCACAATCAGATCCTTCGTACTCTGGTTTCCCAAGGTTCATAAGGCCCTTCATCTGACAAGTGTCACTTACCTTCCTAATGATTCTGTCCTCTGGAAGATCCTGCATTCCTGCGTATTTTGGATCATAACACCTATCTGAATAGTGGTACTCACCAGTGGAAAGTATTTGAGTCTCGAACTTCTCAAATGCTTCTTGTGCAACCTGATTGAATGCCATTGCAATAAACAGGTTTTGAGCTGCGGTTATCTGCCCTCCGTTTGGACTGAACTTTCTTTCCATAGTTAGTTCAAATCTGAGAGTTCTCTGAGTCCTTTGAATACAGGGAACCTTGGAATGTTATTCTTCGTTTTACTGAAGAACTGAACGGTTCCAACCTTTCCAAGATACTGTTCACGGTTTTTGAGCATCTCGATCTTCTGAGGTTCTGAACATTTAGGAGTGGCTTTGAAAGACCTCCCATCAGCAGTGCATAAGACAACCCGAGCAAATTCAGGACGAGACTCCATTGGAATAACATCAAGGATCTTAAACTCATCGTCCTGCATCTCCTTTACTTTCAGCATCGATTGAGTTCTATTGTTCTCATAAAATGCACCTGGCATTCTAAGTACAGCTCCCTCAAAACCATTTGCAGTAAATGACCGGAATAGATCCATCATTTCCTGCTCACTGTGTACAACATATTGCTTGTGAGCAAAGATGTGGGAAGTTCCGAACTTAGTAAGGAACTCCTTGTAGTAGTTATACCGGGAAACAGCAGCAACAGGTTTGTCGAAGATCATATCGTAGACATGAAGTTCAACAAGTTCTGATACACCTGCATGGTACTTCTTTACTGCTGACTGGAGCATTTCAAACTGATCATCGTCAGTATTGTGGTTGTAAAGTTCACCATCCAATATGAAGTTCAACTTTGAGTTCATGTGGATTTGCATGGCTTGCTTCTCGATATGACTCATGGTCGTGATAGCTTTACCTTTTCGAGACTTCAAGGAAATAACTCCATTGAACGCAGTTAAGGTACACCTGTTCCCATCAAGTTTTTCTGATTCAAGAATTCCTTGAGAGTAGTCAACCTTGTGTTTAAAGTCCTCGTAGGTCTCGGCCAACATCGGACTTGAAGACTTGTCAATATTCTCACCAAGGAATTCCTCAATAAGGGTTAGGTTGCCTTCGATTGCTGCCGGGATCTCAACATAGAAGTCCTGTTCGATCTTCTTCTTGATCTCCCTAGACACCTCTAGTTTAGCCTGTTCTTCCGCACTAACGACGTTAGCTCTTCCGGTGTTCTTTTCCTTACACACCTTGTCATGGGTAACAAGTTTTCCTCCATACCTACCTGATTCAACAACCATGTGAGCACCGTCTGAGTAGACGTTTACAATTTTTACTTTGCCTTCTTTGGTAAGGCCATATAATGTTTTCATTGGATAATTTTAAATGTTAGATTTTCTCAATACTTACTATGCTCCAGCAGTACTCTGCTATTTTTGATGGTGAACCATCTTTTTTAGATTTAAGGAATGCATATATTGGTTCATAGTCATTAAGTAGTTTTATACCACCTATAAATAGGTCTTTACTTGACTTTTCGCTAAAACGTGTCTCCTCATGTACCCGGACTTTATCTCCTACCTTAACAGGTAATGTTTCGATATACCTCTTTTTTAGACTTCTTATAGCAATCTCTGCATCCTGAATAACCTGTTGTTGGGCCTGATAGAGTTCCCAATAAAGTTCCCCTGTCAAGGGTAGGGGAGTAGGATCTTGAGCTTCCTCTGCATCTAAATCCACTTCAAAGACTGCTCCAGTAACTAGATTAGTCACTTTAAAGAATGGAGGATTTTCAAGTTGACAAAGGTGAGCTTCTTCTGCTGCTGCTTTCGGACCTTCGGCCTCAAGGTCGATAGTCCATTCTACCTTATAAGGGTTCGTGCTCATATTTTGGTTTTTTGTAGATTACTACTGTTACTTTACAGTCTTTTAATTCTCTTTGGATAATACCTTTTACGATATTCCAATCACCACCGGCCAGACCACAACCGATTTGTGGAAGTCCAACTCTTCTGCCGGGAAGTGTAAAGTTTATCTTCCTCAAACAGAGTGTAAGAGCCTCATAGTCCAATTGTATCACCTCACGTCCATAGTTATACTGGGTGTATGAGTTTATCACGTAGATATCGTACCTATGGTCAAATGTTAAGTCTATCTGACCAAGTTTATTCACCGCACCTCGGTAGGCCGGTAACTCCAACGGTAATAGATCAACATTAAACTCCTTAGCCATTTCTACAGCAATTCCGGATCTCATTCTACATTGGCAATTACAGCCATGGGTAATCACATCAAAATGGCCAGTTTTAGTCATTTCGATGAGATCCCCTTCTATCTCTTGATAGTTCATAATTTATACAATAGTTTTAAATACTGAGTCACTTTGGGTTGCGGAAACTGTCATGTTCTGAGTTTTAGCAAAGTGTTCAACATATTCCTTTGTGGCCTCATCGACTTCTTTTCTCCATTTAACAACTCGATCATCTGAGATGTGAGCTATTGTCATGTAGTCGTTATGTTCTTCAAAGGCATTTGTCCAAACAGTTACACCGTTACCCTTGCAACCAAATCTTATAGAATTTAGAGGAATAAGCATCATGGTTAGTTCCTCCCTGTATGGCCTAGACCACCTTCACCACGGACAGTTTCTGTCAACTCCGATGCAGGTACCCACTTTACACGTTCATGTTTTGCGACGACCATCTGGGCAATCCTCTCACCATCCTTAATTTCAAACATTGTGTCAGAAAGGTTGATCAGAATGATCTTTATTTCACCTCTGTAGTCTGCATCGATTGTGCCGGGAGTGTTTAATACCGTAACACCTGTCTTTGCTGCAAGACCACTTCTAGGTCTGATTTGAGCCTCAATTCCCTCTGGTAGTTCAATGAACAAACCTGTCGGAATAACCATCCTCTCCAGTGGTTTAAGTTTAACAGGCATGAGTAGGTTGGCACGTAGATCCATACCGGCAGAATGAATCGTTTCATAAGCCGGCAATGCATGTTTTGATTTGTTGATAATTTTAACTTCTGTTTCCTGCATGGTTGTAAATTTCTTCGTCAATTATTTCTTTATAAAGAAGGGGTTTATCGAGTAGTTCCACACTATCATCGAGAGCTGTCCCCAGATCATGCTCTCTTTGTTCTTTAAGTGCATCTCTTGACTTATCTCCAATGGATGCAATTGCACCCAATTCAGGAGGAGCAATAATGTGCCGGTATCCTGAAAAGAATACAATGCACAGTTTATGCCTTGAGTAAGTAACCTTAGAGATGTATTCCAAAAGATCCTCTGTTGGAGGGTGTGTAAAGAAAACCTCAGTCCTGATTGCAGTTCGCATCAGGACTTTGGCCTCTTCGGAGAATTGACTATACTCACCTCTCAGAAATTTAGAGACATCCTCTGAAAATTTTTCTGGAATGGTGTACTCCAGATAGTATTTGCAACTGATGTTCCACACTCGTTTAAAGTGTTCTGGAGAGAGTATTGTCTTTATCGGATCAGGTTCAAAATACAATAGTTCTATAATGACACTTTTACAATCCAAGGATAGGTAAGTGTCAATTAGGTTTTTCGGTCCATAGGATCGTGTATTTAAACCTACAAGAGGTAGTATGAAGTAGTTAGATTTATTCATTTGAAATATTATATTTTAGGGTAACTACTTTGAGGGATAACTTCCCGGCAACATGTTTGCCTTCATCTCCCATGTCTCAAGAATGTGTCTCCATCCTTTGATGTAATACTCGAAAGCATTTTCATGGATAAGGCCAAGGTCTTTCAACTTGTCGAAGTTTACCCTATTGAGTGCCCATTGAACATGTTTATTCATGTTGAACCTAGTACCTAAAGGTGCTACATAGCTTCCTGTCGTACCCATAATAATATCCTCTTGAGATATAAATAGGTAGGGGACATAACACCCAGTTTCAAATGAAATTGTTGATACAGGAAGAAGTACCGATTGGTGGTTCCATTGATCCCTTGCTTCCTTTTCCGGAACACCTTTTTGAATAAGGTATTGGATCGCAGCCTCTCTATAGAATGCCATAGAACGGAAATATCCGTAATCAAAGTAATTTGTGTTTACGAAGTTTCTGGCCGGTTTTGAGTGGGACTTGATGTCAAGAATTACACACTCCTTCTTGTTGAAGTCAATGTGAATTCTATCAAACATACTCTTACAAAGTACAACTTTTCCTGACTCTGTTTTGTACTTCCACAATACTACAAATTCTGAATATGATTCTGTTGTGTCTGTTTTTGTTGGAGTAAGAGTATGGTAAACTGCATTGATATTCGGGTCCCGATCTAGTGCTGCAAACGCAGCTTTAATACGAACAAGAATTTTATCTGCATTACCTTTCACATACTCCACATCGTCAACGATAATACCACCTTTAGCTCTGATAACTGTCTTGTACTCTTCAAACTTTGCAAGTTTCCGGAAATACTCTGTGAATGAAGGTATCTCGCTCTCATACTTTTCAGCTTCCTTTTTGGCAGCAGTAATCACCTTATTGGCAGCAGCATTTGCTTTATTAGCATCTTTAGCTTTTTCCTCGGTAGGTATATTTGCAACTTCGACTGCCATAACTTCTTCAATTGAAGTAGCCTTAGTACTCATGTTATCTTTAACCATCATGTACGCAACCGCAGCAGAATGACCTTCAACCCTGCACCGTATCATGTCCTGATGATCTTTATTCAAAGATGTCTCTGGCTTTACTGGAATAAGGTTATTGCCAAAAGTATGCAGTTGGTTCAAAGAAGCTCCTTTGGTTTCCATGGCCTTGTGGATCTGATCACCAATAAAGGTAGATTCAGTCTTTCCACTGTCCCATGTTGGCCATGCTCCATCTGACTCTAAGTGGTTGATTGTAGTTGCGGAATAAACTCTTTCATTCAAACCACCTCCGATAAGAAAGTAGACCTGTCTGAGTTCTTCCTGTGTTAGGGACTCAATGGGTTTACCACTATCGATGATAGATTTTTGTTCTGGTGTAAGTTTTACACTATCGTCAAGTTTGTACATGAACCCACTCACATTATTGAGTAGGGTAGGAACTGCTTGACCGGGTAAATTTGGAATAATTGGTGGTGGGGCGACTGGCATCCTCATAGGAGGAGGCATCATATTTACTGTCATGCTGTTTGATTTTGAGTTTGTAAATAACTGATTAAGTCGTATAAGTCCTTTTGTGTGTAAACAACTACGATCTTAAATTTTTCTTGGGTTAAGAATCTTGCAAGTTTTAATTTGTTGTCGAATCCATCATTGGCAAATCCTTTAGCCTCTAAATAGATACCATAATCTTCAAGATAAAAGTCAACACTCCAAGTTTCAGGTAGTACCTTAGTCTCGATTAATGACTTTTTATTATTCTTATTGAAGTTTCTGGTAACTGCTGATTTAGCGGATTTGCCAACAGCTTTACGCAGACCACTCAACAACTCTGACCTTAGTTCTTTCGTGTACTCCAGATCGGTTGTAATGAAACTGGGTACAAGTATGAGCTTTTCAGGTTTGAATGTGTGCTTGATCTGGAACATGTTCAAGGTTCGATCTACCCATAACTCAAATATAGAGTCATAGTAAACACCTTCAGGATTGTCCTTCTTCCATTGTTTTAAATCATTGATTACTCTTCCATTTTCATCAACTTTTTTTGCGTTCTTTACTTTGGACTTTCCCTTTAGATCTTCAGGAACATTACCATCTGCAACAACTGTTTTTGCAACTTTAACTTTAGGCATAGATTAGAGATTTTGTAAGTTTTCTTGTTGGACGTTCCCCATATATGAGCCGGTAATCTGCGGAGTCCTTTACCGGGACTTCCATCTTTCCATGTTTCATAATTCGGGTGGTCGATACAAACCTTACAATTATCTCTTGGTTTGTGTGAAATGGGCTACCTTTAAGTTGCTTTCTGAGTCGATTAGCACCTTTAACTCCAGTTAGATCGGGGTCAAAAATGATAACAACTCTTCGATATTGTAGCATCCAAGTGATCCAAACGCTTTCTATGATATAACCTTCACCGTGGGGTGCTACCATATCTACCCATTCGTCAAGATGAGATTGCATAACTAGAATATCTTTCATAGCCTTAGTAACCACTAAAACATTATATAACTGCCTACATTGCAGGAATCCCTGCATATAGTAACTAGGACATTGATTGAAAAACTTTTTAAAATTCTCTTCGTAAGGTTGGTAAATTTTAAATCGATCTGCAATAATGTAAGCGAATGTTGTTGTTTTTCTGAAGTCTTTAATAATTAGACACCTATCATCAAGGAGGTACTCCATTGCTCTCGTACAGTATATTTCCAACATTTGCGCAGATACACCTAGGTCTGACCAATATTCTGTATGATTCTGTTTAAACTCCATAGTTTTAATGTTATACTTCAGAGTAGCGTCTACATCGGGCATTTTAATAGCAACCTTTTGTATTGGAGCTGTACCTAATTGCATAACATTTGAAATGTAGTTACATAATTCTGTAAGATTCTGGAATTTAACATTGTGATGATAGGACATGAAAAGTTCAACGAAGTGGAATACATTCCCTGCTGCCCCATTGAAATCTTTAAACATTAGTTGTCCCATCCATCTTGGAGATTTTGGAGGAAACACATTGAAAGTTGGACGAGGATCTACCCTTAATGGGGAGCAAAGTGTGTCGGTTATTTTGAACTCACCGCCTATAAAGAAACAGTAAATTGAATAATCGTCTACTCTCTCCAGTAGGTTCTCCATAGAAGGGTTTAATCTTACAGATTCCCGATTAATAGATCTTATAGACATTTTATTTCAAATACTTTAGTGAGATAAAGGGTGCCTCAAAAGAGACACCCTTTAAAATTAAAAACCGCTTATTGTGGTTGTTGCGTTCCGGGCTGTTGGAACGTAGGCATAGCCGGCATTCCTGTAACAGGTTGTTGACCTATTCCGGGGATTGCTGGACCAGTAGGGATAACACTTTGAACTCCGGGCATACCTGCCTGTACTGCACCGGGAACTGCACCGGGCATTCCTGTAGGCATTGCTCCGGGACCCGGCATTGCACCGGGAAGACCTGCACCGGGTAAAGCTGAACCCATAGGATTCATCATCATACCTTTACCGCCCATACCGGGAAGTTCATCTTTCTTCTGAGGAGTATCATGTCTTGCCTTAGCTCCAAGGTCATATTCAGTAAGTTTGATCTTACTTGCAGTAACCGGAGTTTCCCAACGCTCAATAAAATCCTTCTTAGGAAGGTCAGAATACTTTCCGTCACTGGTATAGGTAACCTTAATACGGAACCTGAACTGAGAGGCCAAACCCGCAATACCATTATTATTGATAAGTCCCACGAACTGATCACGCATCTGCTCATTGAACATATCCATGTTGGCTTTCTGACTAAGAACAGGAACGATCTGATCCATTGAAACGATACCAAGAGCCTTGTAAGGGTCAAAAATACTGTCTACCTGAGCAGGGTCCCAAATCTGTTCCAAGATTTCAGCAAATATATTTACCTGCTGTTGAACATCTCTTACGAGATCTCTTGAGGAAGTTGGATCATACTTCAATCTGAAGATCATAAACTCTGATTCAGCATATAAGCCTTCATTGTTCAATGCTGCAAAAGTCAAATACAATAAAGCACTGCTCACCAATGAGCCATCCTGCTTCTTGCGGATCTCACCGTCCACCTTACGAATTACCACTGGGAGTGCCTGTACTCCAAATTCCAATCTGCGTTCTGTCTGCTGTGCGTTAATCTGTCTTCTTAAACTCATAATGATTTAATTTTTAAAAGGTTTTGTGAAATAAAAAAAAATGAAATTGATTATTGGTTATTGGTCAATTGGTTTTAAATTAAGATAGGATGGTGACTTCACCTTCCTCATCAATCGAATGTTCAACGTTGTACACTTCGGCTGCTTCTGAGGTTTCCAAATAACCCATCATAGCCTCAGGTTTGAAGAACCTACCACCTAAAGTCAAGCATCTGGTATTACACATTTGCTTTGGCATTTTCTGCCAATTGTCTTTGCCGGTAAGTCCCATTTTCATTGCATCTCCCCAAGAGAAAGATTGCCTATGGTAGATAGTGTCTTTGGTCCTATCCATAGCACCAACATAAAGCCTTCTGATATCATCTGGCAACTCCCTAATTTCAAGAAGTTCCTTTTTGAATTTATCTAAAGCAACAAGGTCCACAAACTCGATTACAGTCTCGTAATCAACAGCATTCCCCAAGTTATCCATTACAGGAGAAAAATCCTTAACAACGTTGTAAGTGACTCCGAATTTCTTTAACTGTCCTGTAATTGCATGAACACCTAGAGTTGGACGACCTTGGATACTATGAATATTGTTCAATGCAGCCATAGTATTCAGGCCAATCTCAGATCCCATCTTCATAATCATCACTACCTGCTCAGGCGCATTGATATTCTTAGGACATAACCCTGAGTCAATCATCACCTTTGCAGCAGTTAACATTTGATCCATTGAGAACCGTGGACTGTACTCCAGAACACCTCTTTCATTGTCCTGCCTCACAAGTTCAGTTGATCTACTTTGTGGTTGTTGAGCAGCAGGTTTACTACGAGTCCTTTTGGGAGCTTGTGGTTTCTCCTGTTCCACAACAACATTTGCTTGGAAAAGAGGTGCTGCTTGCTGAACCGGAGCTTGGACCACTGGTTGCTGAACTTCCATTACTACCACAGGAGCCACTGGTTGTTGAATAACTGGCTGTACTTCAACCACAGGGGCTGTATACATAATCGGTTGAGCTTCAACTACTGGAGTTGCAACTACCGGGGCAGGTGCAGTAGGTGCCTGTACTGTAGGAGCAATAATACTGGGGGGTTGTACACTTGGAGCAATATTAGTAGAAGGCATTGGCATTGGAGGAGCAACAGGGGCATTAGGTACAAAAGGAATGGTATTTGCTCCTACCGTTGAGTTAAATAATGCTTCTGGTACAACTGCACCAGGAGTAGGGGTAACCGTTTGTACAGGTTCCGGTACTGTTGCATTTGCAAAGTTTAGTACAGGAGCTACAACCTGAGGTGCCGGTGTTTGATACTGAGGTTCGTCATTTGGAGTAATGGTTGGCATTACTGGTGGTTGAGGAACATTAGCATTGTTCAGCGCATTCATTAATGGGTTGAAAGGTTGGTTCATTGCCGGTGCTGGTGGCAATGGTGGTACTGCCAAATTCGGGGTTTGCATTGGTGTACTCGGTGTTGAAGGATTGTTGTTGTTCATTTATCTGTAGTTGTTTGAAAAATTTATAATGTTGAATAGTTTGAAAATAATTTGGTGCAGACGGTAGAGGACAGTCAAACATGAACCCGGATTCCGGATGAAACACGATTGGCATTGTACTACTGTCTAAACCTTCTGTGTTCCTCATTACGGTGCAAAACCGCAATCTTGGGATGTTGTCTGGTTCAGTTACGAAGTCTTTCACTTGAAATTCTCCATACTCGTTTAAGTCGCATTTAAAGGGATTGAACAGATGTAAAGCCACATCACAACCTTCATAGTAGATGCCAAATTCCCTGAAATCAGGGGTCATTTGAGATTTTTTGAATAGACCTCCTACTGAAAAAGATGGGACAATTATAACTGGAGCGATATTGTAGAATTCCTTGAAGTGCATCATAGTTTCATGCATCTTCTTGTGAATGTCATTATCGGCAAAAGCCATTTTGTTTTGTGATTCCAACTTTAATTTAGAGGCATTATCAACAACTACTATCATTTGAAGATGCTTATATTGAGGACTTAACTCGTACCTTTTTTCTCCATCCTGTTCATTGTATATTCCTCCATAGTTTATCATGTTACGCTCAACGTATTCATGTATCCTTGAAGGACTTTTAGCTCCACTGTGTATCTCCAGAACTCCTTTACTGATCATATCATCAAAGAAAGATGCAGCAATTTCAAGTTCTTGCAGAGTTTTACTGTCAATGTTGTACATCTTATTGTAATCACCATCGATAGTGTTGATGTCGATGATCTTACCGAAACATGCAGACATGTATAAACATATCCACTTTGCAGCCTTAACCTTCTCAGATTTATCCATATTAAAATAGAGTATCTTTAAAGGAGGTCGCATATCTTCAGGAGTACAAGCATACCACCACATCACTGAGAACATGAAATTAAGGTCTGTAAAGGACTTCTTTCCTGAACTTGGTCTTCCACTAATTACATAGTAAGTTCCTTGGCGTATACCATTAATTTGACTACTAAGTTTAGAGCTAAATTGAAAGGGAATACCATGAAATGCAGACACCCTGCTCGTTTGAGCCTGTTGTAATACTTTCTTAAATATAGACATGTTAAATCATTGTTGATCCTTGGAGAGTGCTTTTGGTTTGCTTGTACTGGAAGTATGCAAATAGTTGGTTGATGTCTGATGTTTCATCAACTATCCTTTTTGCCTCGCAATACCAATCATCATGCACCTTGAAGAAGTTAGCTTGTTTTGAAATATAGGTGTCTCCGTTTTCACGGATACCGTCTTTAATAAAAAGGAATGTTCCAAAGATATAAATGCCAATGTCCAACTTCCTTGCAATACTTGCAAAGTTATTCAGACCGGCTTCGTTTATCTGCCTTAGCCTGTTACCTTTATACTTCACTCCAAACAATTGTTCCCAACTTGAATTTCGATTAGCGTTATCGGTTGAAACAGTTGGAAATAAGTACATCCATGTAAAGTATAGGGCTGTAAGTGTTTCATCTTTGAAGAAAGCCTTTACCCTCTCTTCTTCATCTTCTGTAGGAGCTACCTGCAAAAGGAGTTTTTGAAGTTCCGGGATAAGTTTATTTAAAGACGGACATACTACAGGTTTTATTGCAGTACGTGGTTTCCCTAAATCTTCAAGGAGCTTATCGAGAAGTTTTATGTACTTTGTAGTGGGTTTACTCTGTATCATATACCCTTTATCATACAGGTCTTTATACTCGTCATTAGTCATGTGAAGTGGGCACTTTTGATTCTGCTCTGTATAGTAGAGAGAGACCACTTGGGTAGGATTTAATTTCAGAGTTAAGCAAATTTTAACTAGTTGTTCAACTGTCATAGGCCATTGATATAATATTGTTTATTAATGTGTTGAAGGGCTTCGCTCTGAATGAAAGATAATGCCCATGATAGATTTTTACAGTAGAGTTTTACTTCGTCTACTGTATAACAAGAGTATAGAATATGAATATAGGCCATTTGAGAAGGTTCCAACCTTACCAACCTACCAATGTATCCCTGAAGAGCATCAGTTTCAGAGCTGGAATAGCTCTGTACAATACAATGGTTTAAGTTCTCAAAGTTTACACCTCTATTGACCTTTTTACATACTCCTAACTCCCTTATTTCACCTGAATTAAATTTAGTTACAATCGATGAATCGTTTTTCTTCCCATGAAACCCATGGTCAGCTATAGAGTCAACATCCTCTGTAAGTTCGCTAAAAACAATAACTTTGTTTGAAGGGTCTTGCAGGATCAGTTCTTTTAGTTTTCGTGCATACGTGATGGAAGACTCGGAGGACTTCATCATTTTAACACGACAGTTTGGGTTTGCACCTGAACTCTCCCAATATTTCTTTATTGCTTTGTATTGATCAATTGACCCTCTGGCCTCGGTTACCATTTCTCGTGGAAAGGTTTTCCAATTAATGATCCTATCAAAGCAAACAGAAAGGGCATGTTCACATGATTTTATTTTATTTTCAACCCAAGCATATTTCTGAGCTTCCCCCATTGGGGCTGCTACTGTAGGAACGGTGAATAAAGGGACTTCATGTAAGGTTATGAATACTTTATTGATAACTCCGTCCTCTTGTGCCTGGCGCAAGGTATATATGTAGAAAGGTGGACGTTTGAATACATCTATTGCCTTTGATAACTTATCAGCGATCATTGTTCCGGTAAGACCGAGAAAGAACCTGAATTTGTTGTTTCTGAAGGCATTGATGTACCTTTCCTCCTTTGTAATACTAAAGTCTAACTCGTCTGCAATCAAAAGTCCAATTGACTTATTCCACTTATATGCGGACTGATAACATGATGCCTTTACTTTATGATTGCATCCCCACTTTTGCAACTCCTTCATCAACTCTGTATCCCTCAAGTATCTGGAATTAACCAAGACAAGAATAGGAATATCGTAAAGTTGAATATCGAATGCTTTAGCAGGATCTTCCATAATCTTGTTAATCGCCATTGCGATAATTCTACTTTTTCCTACCCCCATTGTGATAACAGCATACCCATAATAGTCGGGTGACCAGTTATCAACAACGGCATGTTGAACTAAGTTTCTGATTTCGTTGCCAGTCATTTAGTTTCTGTTGTGCAGTTTTTCCATAGACATCTTTACTGCATTCTGATCATACGATGTTGTTGCGTATTCAGAAGGTAAAACGGATAGATGGACAAGTTTGTGGGTTATTTTTTTGTGTATTGCCGTAAGTAATCTAATATTGGTATGGTTATAAATAAACCTGTGCATTAATGATAGCTGCAAATTCTCACTCTGTTGGGATAACTCCGAGATAACACTCTCGATACAATATCCCTTTACGTCTTCCTGAATTGTCATAGTTGCTTTTATATTATTACGGAGATTTAGTATACTCCAATTAGTCCTTCTTTTTGTTAGTTTGAGTTTGGGTACCTGTTCGTAGGGTAAACAGTTATCCATCCACATGAAAAAAAAAACGTACTACACTTAAAGTATCAAAGTGTGAACTTGAGATACCAAAGTATAGTACGTCTTATTGTAACGTAGTAATGTGAAAGATTCCTATTGTTTGCTTAACCATATTGCAAAGGTATAATAAACCATCGTAATACCACTAATGCAATCTATAAAATTTTTGATTATTTTGTCCAATGATCGGTGACTGAAATATCACCTTTGATTAAATGCCCCGGAACATTGGAACATGCAGCCTCTTCCATTAGAGCACACTGTATTGAAGGCCATTCGGGGATTATATCTTTCCTGAATTGAGTTAAGATAGCATCATGTAACTGGAAAATAATCTTTACGATATTTCCCCATCCATTCTCCTCTATTTTCCTTTTTATTAAGATGAGGGCATACTTAGTCTGATCTGCTCCTGAACCTTGGATTGGTGTGTTCTTACCTCGTCTTTCTATTGAGGCGATATCCTGTTCATTAACATGGTAAGTATTCCACTCTCCGTAGTACCTCCTTCTGCTCCATGGAGCCAAAGTTTCCGAATAGCCATTCTTCATTGCAAATTGGGCAGATACGTTGAGCATACCTTTAATGGATGGAAAAGCCTTAAAGTAAGCATCCATAATCTCCCTTGCTTCCGCCTTCGTTGTGTTAATCCTCTTTGCCAGAGTTCCAACTCCCATACCATAGGCAAGGCCAAAACTTACAGTTTTAGCGTGACCTCTCAATTGCTTACCTTCTGGTGTGGTAGGCTTAGTCTTTCCTTCAGGATCTCCTCCAGCTTCAGTCCACTTTTCAAGGAACGCTTTTGCAGCACTTACAGAGTGAAGGTCAAGATCATTTTTAATTGCACTTAACCACACTATCTCCTGAGCCATATAAGCGATAATAGCAAGCTCCTGACTCTTATAGTCAACCGCACAAAAATCCCAACCTAGTTCAGGAATGAATGCTTGCCTATATCGATTAAAGATGTCATAATCATCCGCAGGGATTGTCTGTAATCCCGGAGAGACTGCTATACGTCCAGTTTCAACGATCTGGTTTATCTTTCTTGGACGAACTTTTCCATCCGAATCAATGAAATCAAACCATTTTGCACCATATGTTGAGACTAACTTTTCCATTGAGATGTACCCCAAATAATCATCGATCATAGGGTGGGAGCACTTCTCTAGGAATTCATTAGCTGTACTCTCTAAATGAGGTTCAACTAATTGGAATAGTTTCAACCTCTGGGGAGGACTATTTAGGTTAAGTGTGACGGATCCTTCCGGTATCATCAATTTCTCCTCAATGAGAAAATCTCGATGGTTCTTTAACATGTAGTCGTTTGCCTTGCCATACTCCTTGTCAAGAAGGTTCTTAACAATACTATCGTCTGGAAGTGTCTTCTCAAATTTTTGAAGTGCCGGCTTTTTGAAATTAGCAAGTTCAGGATACAAGTGGGTTAGTGCTCTTCCTTTTTGTTCTGATGAATTCCAATTGATAGTGACTGCATCCTGAGATTGGAGTATTCCTAACATTTCACATTCGGTCTTTAACTCACCAGTTATATAGGAAAACACTTTTTGCCTGGACTTCTCGATTTGAGGTTTTGCCCATTCAATGTTGTCTTTCCATATCTCAGTGTCGAAACCAAATCCGTTGTAAGTTGAGTCGCCAAAAGCTCTAACTGCATTGTTTTCAAGCCAAATGGTGTTCAGTAGGAATTTAGTGTCCGGCCATGAAAGTACCAACTCTTTCAAATAACTTTGATAGTAAACGTCAATAGCGCAATAAATAATCTGCGCCTCGGTTAACATCTCTCCTGTAAAGGATTTCTGAAGATCCTTGTCGATCACGGCCCCACAATACTCTAAACAAGCTCCCTTATAATTGAAAACTTCCTGATTGATGTTCTTTCCGTTCAGTACTACTTTTAGGGCAAGCATTACATCCCAGATGTTGTCAATATCAATCCCAAGTGTGTGCTTTAAGGTAACATATTCAAATGCAGCATTAAAGATAACCTTGACTCGATCCCTCATATCCAGACATGCTTTCACATAATCTTTCATCTCAGGAGTAAAAGAAGCAAAGTCAAATATCCACTGAAACTGACAGTCGGTGGATCCAAATTGAACAACATACAGCTCTCTAAGAGTTACATCATCAGTAACATTTGTTTCAACATCCAACTGGTACTCCTTTGTTATAAGGAACCATTCATGGAATGCATTTAAAGAAACCTGTTCATAGTGTTTAGACTCTGGGTATTGTCGAGTTGAAACTAAGTAAATCATTAGTAGTGGTTTTGTTGTTGTTGATATTGGACTCTTTGTCCTTTCAATGGGTCCTGAAGTAGTACATGAAGACTTTTCTTTGGTCGTGAAATCGACACATAAAGAGATTGTAGTTTAGTCTTCAACGATGTTAGCTTTACTTGGAGGATATCGTCAGCCATTACAAAGACATGTCTCAAGGTTTGTCCTTGAGATTTGTGAGTTGTCATACAATAGGTGTAACTGATATTGTCAAAAGCGTGTAAGAAGCCGTAATAATACTTCCAATACTTAGGGTTATTCTTAGCTTGATTAAGTAACCTTGTTACAGTTTCACTATATAAGTGATCACTGTCTTGATGGTGTACAACAAGAGGAATGTCCCTACCTTCGAAATAAAGCTCATAAGTCTTAATAATTACACTAGTGGGTACAAGTGTACTTCCAGTATCGTAAGTAACAGATACTTTCTTCTCACCAATTGCAACCTCTCCAATTTGAAGTACTTCACCATTTAAGAAAACACTGTCCTTTGATGGTCGGTTCGTTATAATATACTCACCTGGATAGTACCTCATAGTAGGATCGTAGAACAAGTTCCTCAATCTTTCATTGATACTATCGATAACATTATTCCTATAAGCCAAAATACGAGTTCCTAGAAGGTCTTTTGTAAAACATTCTATTGCATCATTCATAAACTTGTACTCGTTATCGGTGTATTCAATGGAAGAATATTCATTAGAACGAACAGGACGATGGTTGTAGAAATGCCTTCCTTCAGTGTGCATCTTACCGTGGTAATTTAGGTAGTCGATGTAGTACCTATACAGAGCTGCTGTCTCTCCAATAATACTGTCAAATCGCATCGGAGTTTTAAGTTCAAAGGAATTTGTTATTGACAAAGTACTGGAGTCCCTATCTCCGTTATCGGGAGGAGGCAACTGACAGTGATCTCCCATGTAGATGATCTTACAATCAATAGGTGCCTCCTTTAATAGCTCTTTATGCTGATCATCAGAAAACATTGAACACTCATCTCCAATTAAAAGCCTTGCTGATGCAACTGGTGGTCTGAACCCATTTTCAAACCTACTGCTCTTAATGAATATTTCCTTACCATTAACTTGCTTAGGTGTTAAACCACAAAGTTGTGCGTAAGTGTAGTATTCAGAAAGCGTATCCCCACAACTGTTGGCTAGAACTGTTTTAGCAGAATGACTAACCGTAAATCCGAAAACTCCAGCTTTAGTTTTCACTCGCTCCATAACTTCCTTCATTACGGTAGTCTTTCCTGTGCCGGCAGCTCCCTTTAATAGAAATTCCTTTGGACTTCTTGGGTTCAAGATATGGTTAACCATAAGCTCTATACCTTCAAGTTGTTCGGAATTGTAAATTATACTCATTGTGATTTTCCTTCCCCGGTTAAAGGGGAAGGTTCGTACTTCTTTGTCATTTTATTTCCCCTTTTTCAATTATGTTAAGAATTTTCAACAATTCCTCAATAGGTAAAGAGTCTAATTGCTCTAACCATTTTGATCCCCTGTTGTCTGTGGCGGTTACACCGTAAGCTATCACCTCAGTAATAATGAAACCCTTCAATGAAACTAAAGGGACACGTAGAACGATATCTTTTTTATGGATGTCCTCGACGTAAACCTTGATATTTAAAAGAATGTCTCGCTTAATTGTCTGTATTTGAGTGTTGTATTTATCTGATATCATATTAATTTACTTTCTGCAAATATAGACTAAAATTAATGACTAGAATTCTGGACGATACTGTTCCTTAACAATACCTTTTTTACGAAGGAGTCTCCATAAAAAGTCCAAACCTTCAGACGTGAAGTAAGTTGTCATAGACCCTCTGGGAGACAACTTACGTTTGAAGTACCCTTTATCCAAGTAAGGCTGATAAGGAATTGCATTCTTCCCTAGAATCTTTATAGCACCGTCTTTAAGGAATTTGATAAGGTTTCCCCTACCAAAACCTTTAACACCAAGTACCTGAGCCACATCCCGGAAATCATATAAACCTTCCTGTCCGATCAGTTGATCATAGGCTGACACTTTGGGTTCGTCTTCGATCACCTTTGCTTCCAAAACTAACCTTGCCTCTTCTGCTTTCACATACAGGCCGGTATACTCAAGTAGTTTCTTAGCGGACTCCAAAGGATTAGATAGATTTGGAATGTCATTCGGTATACGAGATATTACCCCTTTCTGCATATACTCGTTGATCGTTTGCACAACCCAAAGGCCAAATGCAGGGGCCAGCCACATAGCAAAATAGGTAGCTAAATCCTTATGCATCCATGTCCCTTGCTCATTTCTTGCATCTCCTTGTTTTATCATAACTAGTTGACTGTCAATGTTGGGATTATTCTCCCTACATTGATTATCAAGAACATGCATAAACTCCTTTGTCGAAGATAATTTGAGATAGTCCTTGGTTAATTTGCCAAAAGGTTTAGCCATTTCAGTTGCATTGACCATTATAGTACCATCAACTGTTTTGAAGGTTACGCCACTTCCTTTGTAATCGAAGATTTGCATTGCACCTGGTAAAGGTTCCTCAATATGTTCCGGGAAAACTATAATCTCTTGTTTGGGAGATGAAATAGTAAACTTGAAGTTGGGAGTAACACCTCTTCCGAAAACTCCCTTGTAGACAGCATCAAGGCCGGTAATTTTAGGGATGATAAACTTCTCAATCCCTCTTTGGGTGATTTCCATACTTACTTTGATAACACCTTCAATAGTCTCTGTAATGGTCAGATAATCCTCAATTGCAGTGCCCTCTTCCTTAAGTAAATACTCTACTTCCTCTTTTGAACCAAACAGTCCGTTAAAGACGTTTGAGATACTTATTGTTGGAAGTTCGTACTTTCCTTCCGTAATAATGTAATTGTAATAGGCTGTTAAGAAATTACGGTAAATGTTTTCTGAAACAATGTCCATGTTAAATTAAATTAAGATTAATTAATGTTTTTTCTGCTCTCTGTATGAAGTTCTTTTGCCTGTAGAAGTGCCCTTCTTGACCTTCTACTCATGCGGTACTGTTCAGGTGTAGTGAACTTTTTAAAGAGTTCTGATGGTGCTTTATCAGCTTCCTGAATGATAATAGATGTTCCTAGTTCCACTGCTTTAGGACCACTTGGAACAAAGATTTTTGTTTGGATTCCGTTATTGCAGAATGCCTGTGCGATCATAAAGGCAAGCCCTTTTTCATCCTCAGTTCCAACAATGTAGACGTGTGCGATTGCCTCTTCTTCCTTTACTTTGACTTCGGGGACTACTTTCTTTGTTTTTGCCATTTTACCTTAATATTAAACCTGTTGATAGTGGATATTTGATTGAGTCGTGTGACTTGTAATCTCTGAGTTTGAAATCTTCGAATTTTATGTCTTCAATGGAATCCCAATCACTTGTAATTTCCATTGTTGGTAAGGGTAGGGGAGTTCTTTCGAGTTGATTGTATACTGCATCGATTTGATTCTCGTAGATGTGGACATCCTTCCCGGACCAAATGAATTCACCTGGTACAGTATTTGTCAACTTTGCGATAATCATTGTAAGGAGTGCATAGGAGGCAATGTTGAAGGGAACTCCCAAGGGAGTATCACAAGAACGCTGAGTCATATCACAATCAAGATAGTGAGTTGGAATGCCTTTTTTAGTTAGCCACTCACTTGTTAGGCCAGTACTTTTCAACTCATTTCTTAGTTCCTCACTCTTCATAGCCATGTCATACCGTTGTTCTGTGAATATTTCCCTACAATTGAACATGAACAGCATGTGACATGGAGGTAGAGCACCTTCATTTAGTTCAGCCGGGTTCCAAGCACTTACGACATTGTAGCGAGACTCAGGATTTGCTTTGATCCCTTCGACAACTCTAGTAATCTGATCAACTCCACCAACCCACCCTCTGCCGTCCTTTGATCCAAAACTTCTCCACTGATGGGAGTAGATTTTTCCTAAATCACCACAAGGTTGTTCAATTCCTTTAACTGCTTTTACCCAATCTGGGAACTCAAGAGTCATATCTTCAGCACCTACATTCTTCAGTCTCTTTTTGTACCATTTGTAGCCGTCTTCATTCCAGATGTTTACACCGTTTTTCACAAGGTAGTGGATGTTAGTGTCGCCTCTAAGGAACCACAACAGTTCATGTAAAGCACCATTGAAGAACATTTTCTTAGTAGTGACCAGAGGGAACCCTTTACTGAGATCAAATCGTTTGGTAATCCCAAACCTACTTATTGTCCGGGGCATGTTATCCCGAGCAGGTCTCTTCCAAGTGCCTTTGTCAAGCACTTCCTGCAAAATTTCAAGGTACTGTATCATAGTTTTAATTTATAAATTACAGACTTCCACCACCATGTCCGAAGGCACCAGTTGGCATGATCCAATTATTTGTAGTAACACTACCAGAAAATTCTGACACAGCCATTTTAACATACTGGTGGTTTTCCGGAATAAGTAGACTTCTACCCATTTGGGTTAACTCGTTTATTGTAAACTTGTTGTCAAGTTTAAAGTTTAAGTTCTCCTCAACTCCTGAAAGCATAGTGACAACCTCTGGACTTACCTCTTTTAAAGTGGCCCAGTGATCCTTTGAAAAGAAGATGCAACTCCTACAACTCAACCGGGGAAACCCAAGGTAGTACACTGGATGTGGCAGGATGCCATGTCTTTGTATGATATTCCACACCCATTGTTCGTTCTGATCAATGATCGCTCTCCAATGATGTACCAACCTTGATTTAGAGTTGGTCCTATGAAGTTCTGATTCATTGTACTTCGATCTTGCAGTACTCTCTTCTCGCCTTTCACCTGTTATGAACAAGATGCGCTTACCCTTCAAGTCTGGCATGTTATTAAGTGCTCTGGAGGCCACATCAATCTTTAGGTATGCAGAACACCACCTGGTAGTTAAAGATGCAGTCTTGGCCGGCCAACGAAGTCTAGTGGACTCCTGACCATAAGGAGAAGAGGGTAGGTGTCCTAAAACACCAAATCTTTCAAACCTAACATCATTAGTTCGCTGATTTTCACGGTGAAGTTCACCGTAGAAACCGTACTCACGCCACTGATAGGATAGGGGAATGTTTAAATGTTCAGCCAATTTTGCCACGTAGCCATCGGTTGACGGCCAGTCGAAGAAACTTTTATGAGTATCGTACCTTCCATCAATTGATTGGTGCCAAAGTTCCATTTTACTGGGATCGGCACCATTCTCAAGAAGATACAATATCATTGCGAGACTGTCTTTACCACCGCTTGTGGAAAAGATAAATTTATCGTAGTACGACAACTCCCTAATGATCATTTTGAAATATTTTGTGTATTGTTGATATATTATTACGGAGAAACAAAGTGCAAAGTAACGGAATAAAATTGGAATTACGCAACTTCTTCTTCAATATCATTTCTGGAGATGTGACAATACTGGTCAAGATAGTACTCAACTGTTTCCCAATTGAGATCACAAGCTTTACTTACCATCCTATCAAGAGTACTCCTGAATGTAGATCTATCATATAATCGATACTTTACAGGAATTTCTTTCCTGTGATCCTCAGGATCATATTCGTAACCTTCTCCTATTGCATCGGCCTCAAGTCTTCTGGCTTGTGTTTCAAAATCTGAAATTGCCCAACCACAGGTAGAATAGTCTTCCTCTGCTTTTTCTTCCAGATCCTTCTCAAGTTGCTTGAGAATTTTCAAAGCCTTTGTTACTGTTGCACTGCTTTGGTCCTTTAACAAGGTTTTTAATTCTTTTCGAGCTTTATTAAATGGTCGCATACTTTAATCTTTTAAAATTAGAATGTTATCACAACACTTCTTACCGGGAGCAAAGAACTCTCCACACTCCGGGCATTTGTGCATTGTGGTTAATTTTTCATAATTAGAGGCATTTACCATGGACTCTCCGTACCAAACGGACTCTTCGTACAAAGTGAAGTCAGGACGTTCAGAGTCCTCACGTTTTTCACACCTACAGATAAAATCGAGTACAGCTCCCAATCTAAAGTCACCTTCAAACACAGTGAACTTTTGAGTATCCCTTTCCCAAACATCAAATTGATTAGACCAGAATGAGTCAAATCCAGAACGAGAGGTGTAGTTTTCAGTTAAATACTGCTGATACAAATCTTTATGCTCATAGATGTACTCTGAGATCTTCTCGATGTTCTTTTTTGAGATCTTTACACCAATGTTAATGCTGTCATTGGTAAAGTTATAGTAAGCAGGAGACCAGATTTCTCTGTAAGTAATCTTAGAGATGAAACCTTCTAACCACCGTTCAATAACATTACAACAGGTTTTAGCTACTTCAACACGGTATGCAGCATAATCCCAATCATAATCGTCAAAAACAACATCACCGATCAAATTATTTTCAACTCTGATGTCGTTAACATTATCCATTTCAAGTTCCTCATTATCGCATTCGAAATGAGTACCATAGAATCCCGGAAATACCGGGAGCCATGTTTCGAGTGTAGGTACCATAGGTAATTAGTTTTCGGAAGGAAGAAGTATGGTTTTATTTATTAAAAAGAAAGTCAGAGCACTACCTCTAAAACTGGAATGTTGAATATTCTGTTTGTAGATAACGTTGTAGTTCCCATCTTCCATGGTTGCTTTACAAGCACTTCCGCTAACATGTTCAAGTTTCCAAGTCTGGTGTTCTTCAGCTTGAACTTCCGGCATGTATTGTACAGAAGCAATAATATCCAGAAACCAGTAGCACTCATTTGCATCAGCTACTGCCTTTACTCCTGAAGTTACCACTAGACCCATAGAGTAGTTATACAAACCATCGGCCCCATGAAGTTCTCTTGGAGTTTCAGGAATCTCTGAAGCTGAGAATAATGTGGAGTAATTCTCTTTTGAGTCGGAGGGAATACTCTTGGTTACATACCGTATCCTACTATAATCATTGTACTTAGGATTAATATTCTTCTCCAAAATGAATTTCTTCAGTTCTTCAGGCTCCATTCCTCCCAGGTTCAACTTTGCATTTCCCATGAACATATTGCTAAATACAGCATAGTCGTCTTTAATTGGGAGATCCCAACCTTCAAACACAAGGGTATCATTTTCAACCTTTAGGTAGTATTTTTTACGTTTGCCTTTTGGGGAGAAAATTACCTGATTGCTAAGGATGTCGGTAATCTTAATTTCACTCCTCACAGTATGAGCAAAACCGCTAATACTGAAAGTGGTAAGTAACATCCCAACCTTTAAATTGGGGATTGTGATTTGTTCTTTCATAAATTATACTGTTAGTAACAATTAGACATAATTATATTGAGCCGGTATTTCACGACTGACCTCAGTTATTATAAATTTTACTTTAAATTATTCTAGGAAGTACTCATCAGCGAATTCCGGGTACTCTGTTTCTTGAACAGTGTATTCCAGTAACTCAGCCAGAGTCTCCAATTCTTCTGCTCTCCTTATAAATGATAATGGGAGATCAAACGTATCTTCATCATTTACCTCAGATAAAGGAGTGTGGATTTCTATCTTATGTTTTAGATAGTCGTCTTTCGCCTCAATGTAAGATATCTGTGAAGTGCAGTGATTGGCATGAAAAATACAGTTACCACATCTCGAACCTCGTTCCCGAATCTCTTCTGCGACACCGCAAAGAAAGCATTCATCTTGATTCAAAAAGGTTCTACCCCATGGTTCTCTGTACTTTTCAGCCGTTTTGTGTAGTGCTTCCACCCACATCATTCTTTCGTCTTTCATGCGTTGCTAATATAGTAAAACGGAGATGTAAAATAACAACATTTTAATGTAATATGCAACGAATAAATAAACTAAGGGTGAAATTCTCTAAATCCTACTTCAAATGCTATTGGATCATGTTTTCTCATTGAAGTTCCATACTTCCCATATCGATGATGATTTTTACCTCCAAACCAGAACTCTTCCTTTGAAAGACTTTTTCCTATCTCATTAAGCCAATTTTCATAATTTTGTTTTGTCTTTTTCATTGGTGTTTACTTAGTTACTCATTTCAAAAATACATTCTGCAATAAGGGCAAGCTCTGACTCATCATTCCACCACTTTGTAATTTCTTCGGCAGGGTAGAATGCGGAACATTCTTCAATAGTTTTCTCTAAGGTATAATCATCCAGGTTTATCTCACAGCCATACACTTCAGTTTTTCCAGTCATAGGGTCAGAGATTCTGTCTTCCTTGAAGTAAAACTTACGTGGCCCCAGCACTTTCACATACTGTATACAGTCGGGATCAGTGCAAATCCAACCATCAGCTTCCATTTGTTCTCTTGTTTCTTTCATACTACATCAATGTATTTCTTGGTTGTGAAAATACTCCTGCGGAGTCCAAATACCAAACCAGACAAGTACTTATATGTAGTCCGGTTTTTTGCGAGGTTTCCTTCATTTGGTCGATTAAGTTTTGAGCTTCATCACCTTGATCAAAGAAGAAACCAAATATTGCTATCCAAGGTAGCCCATAGTTAAACTCAATATCCTTATACCCAAAACCGTTACTTTTCATAACCTTTTTACAGGATGAGGAAACAGAAGTTCGGATTTCTTTCTTTGTCATACTACATCAACTGTTTAAGTGAGTTACTGTCCATTATTGAAAGAAGTTCCGGACTATCAAAGAAAGCAGACACCTTATAAACAAGGTTTTGGAGATTGTCCCCTAATCCTTTAAAGAATAGTTCCCTTTCCTCTGAGTAATCAATAAAGACCCACTCGCTCTCAATATGCTCTGGACGGCCACACTTCTCTCCATTTTCCATAAGAGAGAAATACTTTAACCCATTACTATTAAGTTCCATGTAAACCTTATAATCAACTCCAAAAGCATAATCAGGAATCTTAAACCCACCATCTGAAGTGAATTTTCCACTCACACCTGGTTTTCTACCTTCTCGGGTCCTTATAAGGGTTGATGATGCAAATAATCTGTAAGCAATTACTTTTCGTTCAGCTTTAATCATTTCATGCCACTTTTGAAGAGCTACCAATGTGGCATTTTTTAACCCATTTTCGGTTGTGTACCCGAAGGCCGTCTCCGTCATAGAATACACTTCCTCCGGTATACCTTTAAATCGGAAACCTCCTGTTCTTGTATAGTGAAGTTCTACCTCAATAAGTTCACCTTTAACTTGAAATACTTCTTTTCCTACTTTCATCCTTTTTCGGTATTAATTACTTCACTTAAACCAAGACCAGAGTTAATTTCAAGTTTGGTCATTATCTCTTCCCATGTTAGATGAAGTGCAATTTTTGCCTCTCTAATATACTCAAGTTGCATTAAACCACTATGATCTAACCAATTATCATGGCCATTTATACAGTACCCATTTTCAGGATCTTCTTCATTTGTCAAACAGGTAAGGCAAACATCTTTTAAATTTTCCATTGTTATGCAACAAGTTTAAGTTCAGTTAATTCTTCAACTAATGCTTCACATAACACCATGGCCATAGTAGTCTCTACAGCATTACCTATGAACTTCTTCTGTTCGGCTTGTGTGCCAACCAGTATGTAGTCCTTAGGAAATCCCATGATCTGCTTTAGTTCGGGTATGTTCAACATTCTCATTTTAATATCAAGAAGTCCGTATAATGCCATAAATTCTTTTATGGCTACGGTTGCAGGAGTATCTGTAGTATAGATTTCATAGACTGCTGTATTCCCCTGTATCTTAATGAATGAGGGTACGTTGTCTGAGAGATCGGAACTACAAGTAACAATACTTGGAGGAGTCTTATCCATCCTTGCGATCAATGTGAAACATGGTTCATTGATGTCTCCTCCTTTACTGGTGTACTGAGGATTAAACAGGTATTGTGATTGTTGAATACAGGAAACAAGGTTCTGTTTAGGAACCACTGTTAAAGTAGAACAAGGTTCTTCAATATCCGATATCTGACCACCGCCAGAGTAAGAGTTCGCAAAGAATTGCTCACAATTCACAAGACTGTACTTTGGATTTACGGTAACAGCTCCAAGAGGAACGTCCACACCAGATGGCTTTGAATTTCCAAACTGTTGATCTATAAATTGTGCCTTTATAAGAGCAAGTCGATCCTTTGTAGTGATAGTAGGGGCCGGAGAGTCAACCGAAGTTACATTATCTCCAGTTCCATAGTAACCAGCAAAGAACTTTACGTCTACAAGGGAAAGCCCATCCTTTGTTCTTACTTTAGGAGAAGGTCTTTCGAGACTAACTACCATAGATTCAGGATTTCCTGAATAGTATTTTGTTAAGTAGTTTATCTGAGCCAGACCTAATCTGTTTTGTGTTGAAATAACTGGACAAGGTTCATCCACTCCCGGTGCGTTGTATTTTCCATTTTGACCCATGGAGCTATACTTTACCAGGAAGTGCTCTTTGCCACCGGCCACGAACTTCACTAATCCTGCGTGTACTCTTAAAAGAGTCTTATCGACAAGTGATTTCTTCCTGTCAAATATGGAGGCACCGCCATCTTCGAGATCTAAAACCTCACGAACAGGTTTCCACTTTTTCAGTCCATTTTTAGGGTTTTTAGAGTGCGTAGGGGAGGGAAACGCTATAGGGATACCTTCTTTAGCAAAGATGCCAAAGTACCTTCTACGACTAGTCCTAGCTCCAAAATCAGCAGAGTTTAATATATGATAGTCAAAGTTATAACCATACGCTATAACCTCGTCTCTCCAACGAGTATAGTCAATGCCGGCCTCTTTTGAAATAGGTTTCCCCGCATCGTCAAGTGGTCCCCAACTCATAAACTCTTCAACATTTTCGATCTGAACTAAGTCTGGATCTAGTGCCTCAATATACCTGAACAAATGCTCTGCAAGAGTACGACTATCTCCATCTCTGGGTAAACCACCTTTAGCCTTTGAAAAGTTGGTGCATTCGAGACTGGCCCATAGCACAAGTTTTGCATTTGGATAGGCCAATCTCATGTAAGCTATGTGGACAATCAGAGAAGTAAGATCCAATGTTCGGATATCTTCAGTAAAATGTAGTGTGAACGGATGGTTATATTTGTGGCTGATAATAGCATTTGCATCGTGATTAACACAAGCAGCTACAATAGCACACTTTTTACCATTATGTCTAGCCCTTTCAACACCAGTACTTGTCCCTCCGGCACCGGCAAATAAATCAACATAAATGAGTTTTACGGTTTCATTAACTGTGTATTGCATATTATCCTATATTATCTTTAGAATTAAACCATTTGATACATTGAACTATTGAAACCCAGATAGTTTCTTTTTTAGTGAGTTCCTCAAAGTCATAGAAAAACTTCTCTTTGTAACCCGGATTTCCGGTAAGTAGAACATGAATATGTGTTGATGTAATGTCAAAACAAATACACTTTGATCTGCTCTCAATAAGTTCCACTACTCTCATCATTGCCTCATAAGAAGTGAAGTATGGTAGGGTATGTTCTGTACTTATAACCTGTCTGCCTTTATCTGGCCGTTCTTTTTCCCAATAGGCGAGAGACCAGCTTTCAGGGATCTTCCTCATTGATGGGGTAATTAATTTGTACCCTTCGAACTGGGCAATTAGAGCATTGCCTTCAGCAATAACATCTTTATGAATTAATTTCTTCATGTTTCTGTGTGTGTTAGATAGAGGCCACCCGGTTAAGGGCAGCCTTCATTGATTAGTTAATTAAATTCAACTTTTCCGTACTCTTCGTCTGAAAGGGAGAAAATATCCCCACTCTCTCCATCAAAGTAAGTTCTCCCACCAAATGAAATTGGAAGTAAATAACAGCAATCGTCAGAGTAGTCAGGGTTTTCCGGACCACTTAAAATTCCAATGATCGTTTCCTCCTTAACTCCATTGTGTCTCAGTTCATGCTCGAACATTTCAACGAATGCTTGATAAGTATAGATACCATTATGGCCATCAACGACACATTGAAATGTCGTAGTATCCTCAAGTTGTATTGTGCTCACGATAATAGTTCCTCCTTGGTGATTACTTTAAACATTCCATAACTTATGTATTTACCGGGAATCACTGAACCTCCTTTAGTAAGGAGCCTACCAAACATACCAAGTTCCGAACCGTACTTTTTTAAAGCTAGGTCGAAGGCTTTGTCAAACGATAGTCTTGTTAATTTCTCTGGGAATAGTTTTTCCATTATGGTATCTCCACTTCAATGACTCGTAAATACAGGGTAAAACAACTGACTTCTTCAGTATTGAATGCATCTACAAATCCGGATTCAGTATAAACATTACCCTGTCTTTCAGCTTCAGTTATAAAACCTTCATCATCAAGATCCAGTATAATAATATCTTCATCCTCAAGATCATCGGGACTAATAAGATAATAGCGTTTTTCTTTCATAATTAATTACTCCTGTTAATTGATTCAATGTCTTCAATGATTTGCATAAACTCTTGACGAGTAAGTATAGCTTTGGTTTGAGCAAACTCGTTACTTGTGTACAAAGTGTACCCACCATTAGGCCAATTATTTGTCTGTCCGAAAGGAATAACATAAGAAGTCTTCCCAATCTGCTGACAGAAATAACCACTCCAATCTCCGGAAGAGGAACATGTATCAGTCAATTCCACAAACTTTACTGAAGGAAACTCACCTAGAAACCCTCTGGGAGCGTACCAACTGCCGGGAATATCCCATTCCCGGCTAATTAATCGTGATTTATTCATTATGCAGCTTTACGTTGTTGGACAATTTCACCATCAATATCATCCATCATGCCGTTTTCCTTTGGATCACTTCCAAAGAATCCCCAAGTGGAGTCTACTTCTTCACCTTCAGGGTCGAGTAATTGAAACCCATATACATCACCAGTAAGGAATTGATCGTAAACTTCAACCTCTCCTTCCAAATACGAAGTCAAACGCTTTTTAAGTTGTCTGGAGAAGATTTTTCCTCCGTACTCTTTTAAAGCTTTCTCCTTATCAATATAGATGTAGCCAACTTGACCACTATCCCATCGACAGGTGAATCCAATGGTGTTCATAGTAATTCCTGAATGATCGTACAGGTACAGTGGTAGGATTACCAGGTACTTTGTACAAACTTTTTCCCATGCAGCATTAATTGCATCGTCATACTCTCCCCAAACTTTCTTTTGTCTTTCAGAAAAAGTATAACCTTCCGCATATTTAGACCATAGTTTATCAGTCTCTTTATCAATGCGCTCTGTAAGTCCGGGATAATATTCTTCAATTAAGGATTTTCTGAAATCATCAGGTTCGGAATGATCATGTTTATCTCCAAGGTTGTACCTTTTGTGAAAACAGATCATAGTTCCTAGGTTATCCCATTCTGTTCTAGGGTTAGCTGGACTATCATCCTGAATGACCCGGAGAACGTTACCTGTGGTAAGCTGGTAATCTGTGTAGTCTCTCATTACAATAAATCTTTAATTGCTGAGTAACAAAGTTCTATTTCATGGTCTTCAGAACCACCATCTTCAATCTCGTCCTTACAAAGTAAGTATAGATCGTAAATGGCTTCCTTTAAATCAGGACGTGATGCAATAGTTTCCCTTATGTATTTCTTTAGGTTTTCCATTTTGATAAATTATTAAATGAGTAAATTAAGCTGCGAAGTTCAATAGTTGGGCGATCCTCTGTGACTCAGAAAATGGTACCCTATGACAGCCGGCTTTTAATGTTCCGTCTGCTGCAATTGAATCAATTTTCCATTTATTGTTACCTGAATCAACTACAAGTTCGTGAGTGAAAGGTTTGTTCTTATCCTTAACTGCAATGAGGAAGGTGAATAACCTGAGAGCCTCTTCAAAGTTGATCCATATACCTTTTGAGGTATTTACCATCTCAACCTTCTTCTCCGGGTTAACCGCAATCCTAAGGGCAACAGTATCGTAATCAGAGTAATTGTAAGGGAAACTAACTCTAAGATCTCCAGACTTCCATTTTTCCACATCAGCAACGTACTTCTTTCTACGTTCTATTGCTCGTTTCTTTTCTTCAAGTTTCCTTACTTTTTCAGCATTCACAAGTTTTTCAAGGTGAGCAGTTAATTTTACTCCGCTTATTCCTGAAATCTTACTAAATAACTCATTGATAAAAACAGTGTCGATATTTTGAATTTTGAACTCCATAGTATCTGTAAGTTCAAATACTTCCATATCTACAAGTAGTTGGAGTACCCAAACGTTCTTCATAGTATGGATGTCCTTTAGAACATCGAACCTATCCCTATACTTGAAAATGCTATTATCAAGCAAATGAGAAAGAATTGGTTTTATTTTAAGTTCTGAACGAAGACTGTGCGACACATTCAAGTCAAACCCTACAAACACATCCCTTAACTTGTAAATGGCATCTGAAACTTCTGAACGATAATCCCTTGATCTGGCCTTACTCTGTTTCTCCATTGTATTGATAATGTTATTACAACTTGAAGTAAAGAGAGATGAAATTGAATCGTAATCAGAGGTTTGGAAATACCTTATACCTTGACTTTCACTAATCCTGAAAAAATTCTTACTTGATAAATAGACTTTTTTTACATAACTAGGAATAGAGTGTGCTACTGTGTACTGATGTCCACTGGTAGTCGAACTGTAACTGTCACTATTTACAAGGACAATTCTCTCACCTTGGAAATTTGTGATCCATTTAGCTATAGGAAAATGACTTCCATAACTAAATATAGTGTCCCCATTAAAGTATAAGGCACCATTGGGAGTTCTAGCATTGTCTTGTGATTGATGTGCCCATAGATGGGCAACCATTTCTTTTGTATGAATGTATTTCATAATTTGATAATTTATAAAGTTAAATACGATTAGTTGTGATTACATCAAATCAATAATAATACCTTTCTTAACAAACTCAACTTTAATGTTTTGTTTAAGTTTAAGGTCTTCAATTGATGAGCAAATTTTATTCAGGTCGGGATTACCTTTATACTTAATCCTAAAGGGAGTAGAAGTGTAAAGTAAACAATACCTTACAGATGAGGCAATCTCGTCTTCAGGCACTCTATCAAGTTTTACTGTATTGTAATTCCGGGTACCTAATAAAAGGGTAAAACCCGACCCACACAGTAGACCAAATAGGAACCAAATTCCAAATTGTAGCTTGTTTAGTTGAAATTTTATTAATTGTTAATAGTTTATTACGGAATTACAAGTTACACTCAATTATTTAACCTTTAATAACCGCAAGCGGAGTTAGTTCTACTAATATCTTAACTAGATCACTTTGATTAGCCATGACCTTTTCAATTGACTTGTAAGCACCGGGAGCTTCATCAAGATCTTTAACAGAACGCATACCATGAATGATACCTTGTTCCTCCAGATCCCAGATTTCTTTCTCCAGATTGAGTTCCCGAGTCGCCTGACCTCTTCCCATTTTACGGCCAGCTCCATGTGAGCAGGACATAAAGGATTCAGGATTTCCTAGCCCTTCAACAATGTAGGATTTGGTACCCATAGAACCGGGAATGATTCCGATCTCACCTACTTTGGCCGATGTAGCACCTTTCCGGTGGACTATTACATTGTGACCAAAGTGGTTTTCCCACTGAGCATAGTTGTGGGCGATATTAATCATTGGATCATGCATAACACTTGTATCTATAACATCATAGAAACTTTCGAGAATCCTTTCCATCATCAGCTTTCTGTTAGCCAGAGCAAAATCAACACAATACTGCATCTCCATCATGTAGCTTTTTGCTTCTAAGGTATCTATAGGAAGAAAAGCAAGGTCTTTCACCTTGTCAACCTGAGAGTACCATAATCCATTGAGTTTTTTGGCTATACTGTTATAGTAATCTGCAACTTTTTTACCGAGATTTCGTGAACCGGAATGGATCATAATCCAGATAAAGCCATCATTATCTTTTTGAATTTCGATAAAGTGATTTCCACCTCCGAGTGTGCCAAGTTGCTTCATTGCTGAAGCCTGTTGATTAAACACAATTGAAGGAGACTGTTCAAATCCAACAACATTAGGCATTAGTTCCCAATCTTGACGTTCCTTGTGATGCTCAAACCCCACTGGAACACATTTCCTTATTAATGATAGGATAGCCTTTAGCTCATCTCTATCAAAATCCTCTACATTGAGGGAAGTTTTGACCGCACACATGCCACACCCGATATCCACGCCAACGGCATTTGGAATTACAACACCTGTAGTGGCGATTACCCCACCAATAGGCATTCCATATCCTTGATGGCTGTCCGGCATGATTGCTACATGCTTAAATAGAAATGGCAAGTTAGCCAAGTTCCTTGCTTGAGATAATGCACCGGGTTCAATATCTTCCAACCAAAATTTGATTGGAAGTCTTTCTGTAGAAACTACACTTTTCATAAATTATCTTCTTTTAATGTGCTTTAAAACAGTTGCTAGTAGTCTTTGTACTAAGATTTCTGGAGAGTCAAACAGAGATTTGTGAGGAGTATTTGTAGCTTTCCAGCCAGTGTACGGTATATCTTCCTCAATTTCCTCTAAATGGTTAAAGTGTTCAACATGACACTCAATAGCTCCAGTAGTCTCATTTTCCTGAACACCGTATACACGAACTTCGCAAACTCTATTGTCGTTCATCATATACATGATGTCGCCAATTGACGGAGTTCTTCTACGAATAATCGTACTTGTACCATTCTGGATTTCTCCTTTTTCGATGGATTTCTTCCTGTATGCTCTGGTAGTGACCTTCCCATCTTCGAGGTCAAGTTTCTTCTGTTCCCGAGATTTCTTATTCTCCTCTTTGTACCTGTTGTAGCACTCAGTTGCAAGTACTTGCGGATCTGGGATCACATCAGTCAAAACTGTGTAATAAATACCAGCTCTCTCACCTTCTCTGAAAATAAGTCCCTTTTCAGCCAGAACATCAAGTAAAGTAGAGGAGAAATGTAAGGACACTTCAGCATCTTTCAATAACTTTGTAATTGGTTGATCTTTAACAGATATACGCTTGTTTACTGCCGATCTTAGGATGTCTGAAATAACAGATGTTAGTCCTGTAATAGTACTCATATTCTTTGTAATTAGGGAATTAGGTGTTTCTTTACTTACTTTAATTAACTTTGCAAAAGTAATCTTTTTTATATTCTGACACTTGGGGTAGTCAGAACAAATATAGGTTGATTCCCCACCTTGGCCAATTGACTGCTTAACCATAGGTTTTCCACACTGGTCGCAAATAACATTCAAATTCGGATCTGAGGGTAGGCTACGGCCATCTTTAAACGTAGATTTTCCTCCTTCCTTAATGAGTCGCATACACCTAGGACAAGTAACTTTTTCAAGTTTACTTGCATCTAAATAGTGTTTGTAACCGCAGTCAATGCCCGGAGCATGGGCAACATTTGAGAAAAATAGTTTTCGTTTCATACTGGTTTACGTATTATACTTTTGGTATTCTTACATTTTGGATAGTTATTACATCCAAGAAATTGCTCTTTTGTTGTATGGTTCCGTTTTATTATAAATGGTGCCCCACATGAACAATATCCGTTCTGCCCTCCAATAGATTTTAATCGCTGAGATTCTCGCTCTGCTCTTGTGGAAAGGTTGTGTTTGTAACCTTCATCAACTAGTTTCAGACATGCGTAACAATCAACATCATCGATGAAAGTTGCATTGTGAACATGGAAATGTCCACATTTTACATTGGGTAAGTGGGAGAAGATGTGCTTAACTCTGTGATCAGGCCACCATACTTCAGCTTCGTCAGGTAGGCTCATTAGTAAGCTGTACTAAGTACTTGAACAAATTTTAAGGTCCCATTCCATTTTGGGGTATTAGGCCAGTACTCTTGGAGTTCGGCTTCGTAATCTTCAACATCGTCTTCATGGTCTTCCATGAACTGCTCTTTGGACATTGTGGCTAAATCCCAGATACGTCTTGTGGTATGGGTATCGTAACCACTGAAGATTACTCCAGTTTTATCAATTATTTCGCAATTCTTCATTTGATAGATTATTAGTGTGTGAAATTATTTGGGGGAGGAGAGAGATTCGATCCCTCTCCACCTAGTCTTATCGACTTATGTTCCTCCCCATTTTTTATTACTTAATATTGATAAATGGTATTGCACCACCTCCAGAATATGTAGGTAGTTCTCCTTTCCACTTTTCAATGGCCTTGTAGTTAACAAGTACTGGAGTTATTGATTGTGATATTAATTTATTTGCTTTAGCTTGGGCCTCTGCTATGGTAAGTAAAGCCTTGGCATCACCTTCTGCTTTTGCAATGGCTTGCTCTGCTTTTGCTTTAGTTGCTCTTACATCATTCTCGATCTTCTGAGCATCTTGTGTAGCCTTTACTTTTGAGTCAAGTGATTGTTTAACTGATTCTGGAATACGAATAGATCCGATCAAATATATCTTCTCTATAATAATTCCTGTAGCATCTAACTCCTTCTTAACTAATAGTTGAACGCTGTCAATTAAAGTAGATTTACCTTTTCCATATACGGATTCAACAGGCATTCCCCCGGCAACTTTATTCAAGTAGTTTCTTATGCTATTTCTTACAACTGTACCTCGTATTTCATCTTCACCTTTTAAGTATTTCTGATACATCTGCGGAATAAGTGCAAAATCATAATGCATTGCGATTCCTAAATCTGTAGCACATTCCATACCTTCATTGGTTTGGAAAGTAAACTCTTCGTTGGCATTTGATCCTTCTGACTTATCTTGTGTAAAAGTGTAGTTTACCTGATGTGTAGGGTACTTTTCCATGCTCTCATTAGGTCCTAACCAGTAACTTCCAACTCCAAGGGCAACTTTTTGAACACCCTTCTCAGAGCCATACTTTTTGATTACTACTCCACCGTATCCGGGAGGAACTGTTGAACAACTTGTGAAGGCTATTAAAGCCATTAATAACACTACTCCTAAGAGAAATTTACTGATGATTGGTTTCATAATTTTGTAAAGGGTTTTGAAATGATAAATGAATGAAAGAATTATCCCTATGATTAGGGCGACTCCTAAGAGTACTTCGGGTGTGCTTGGAGCACTGATTAGATCAGGGCAAATGAACCCTAATAATGTGACGTAGACAGCAATCCACGCAATCACTTTAAGTGTTGTTTTCATTGTTTATACTTGGTTTTGGTTATTGATTTCTTCCATTAAAATACAATTCTTACCTGGTACTTTTTTTGTTCCCACATACTCAATTACGAGTTGGAACCCTTTAGAAGTAAGTGCTTCCTCTACTTGTTGTTGACGAACTTCATCCAACAAATTGAAATCCTGAATAAAGACATATTTCAACTCAGGATTTGTGGAACTCATAAGGATTGGAATGATCTGAGTGAGTTCGCCAGTACTGAAGTATGGTTCCTTAAGTGGCCGGCCTTGTAACAATAGTCCACCATCATCACCGATAGTTAAATCAGGGAAGGGGAGTTGTTTACCTTTAATGTAGGCCAGTTGCCGGGCAACGACATCAGCTTGTTTCTCCTTGTTGTCAGCAAGTTCCTTTGTCTTATCCTCTTTGTTCTTAACTTTAACAAGATAAGCATCGTAATTTGCAGCAGCAATGTTTGTTGTTGAGGCTGTTTCCATTTTGGTATCAATAGCATCGATATCCTTATAGGCAGGATCTTCAAGCTTTCCTCTGTACTCTTGCCAAGCTTCCAAACTCTTTTTAAAGATTACTATTTGCTCCTGAAGGTTCTTAATAGTCACTTCAGCATCACTTATTGATTTTTCAGTGCTAGTGATGGTTGTGTCGGCTGTTGTAATAGCATCTTCCTTTTTCTGTTCCTCGGTATTGTGCTGAGTTGCTAATTTCTTTTCAGCAATAAGGTCAGCGATATCAACCGTTACAGCTTCCTCTACCACATCAATCTTACCCATATTAGTGAGTTCCCGATTGATCAAAGTATAGTCAGTTTTAAGCTCTGCAAGCTCCTTTTCAAAGGAAGCGACATCAATACCCAAAGCTAATGCTTGCTCACGTCCTGTAAGAGATATGAACCGTTTTGGAGCAATAAGTAGGATGTTAAACAGGGAGGACAACCACTCTTGAGATAAAGTAACTCCTGCCGGGCCTTCGAATGATAATGATGATCCAGTTTTAGTGAACTTCCTTTCTGCTTTTATCTCTCCAATCTTTTCATCGTAGATGGTAATTGTGGAAGTTGATGTTGCAGCTTTGTCACCGATAAACCTGAACCTTTCTCCGGTCAATACATTTTGTCCTTTTTGAGCAATGCCTTCTATTGTGGCCCAGATACCAGTCAGGCCCATGGTGGTTTTAGCTGATCCATTCGGACCAACTAGGTACGTCACATTATCGTCAAAACTGACTGAAATGTTACCATACTGGCCGAAGTTAACCAATGTTACATCTTTGATTTTCATAAAAAATTATGGTTTAAATTATTTGTGGGGGATACTGGGATCGAACCAATATCTACGGTTTAGTCACCGTTGCTCTGCCAATTGAGCGTTAATCCCCCGATTGAAAACTCTTTAGCTATTACACTAAAGAGTTTTGAATATTTATTGTTAATTGCTAATGTTTTTATTTTTTGTCCAGTTTACGTCAATTTAGTAGTGCTGAAACTCTATCCGTATTCAAGGACTAAGACTCTTTTTGGTCCGGGTATTCCTTGCTTAAGGGTTAGGTCTCTTATATGGGCTACTACATAATCTTCTGCAACTAATGAACAAATCAAGTCGGAGTAATCAAATTCGAAAAATCCAAACATAAATTTTAAGTTTTAAAGTTAGTAGTTCTGTTTATTAGCGGACTTAACCATAGTCAATGTGCAAGTCTCTGTAAGCATTAGTAGTTAGCTTAGGCGATATTGGTGATGGATACTCCATGATTAACATAATCGCTCTGTCTGCCAGGAAAATCCGTCCATCCCAAGGTTTTGAATCTGCGTAAATTAATACACACATAAATAAAAGTTATTTGAATAGTAAAAATGTTCCTATGAATACCGCAATACCTGTAATCAAACTTGATTTAACGGCCTTATTAGGAACTAGTTTCTTTTGGTAAACTTTCATTGCATCAGTGCCAGTATAGGGATTATGGTTTACAATCTCCGCATAAGGTTGTTTTTTAAACCACCCTTTGCTTTCCTCTCCAACTGATATTGAGTAGTCGTTTTTAAACTCTAACTCTGCACTGAACACCTTACGTCCTAATTTTATAGTACCTTGGATCCATTTCAGGGAGTCCTTGATAATATGCTCATAAATAGGCCACATAGTAACAGTTTCCTTTGAATACATTTTAGAAGAGTCGTAAGCAACCAGATTTTGAGTAGAATCCTTTAACTTATAATAGGATGTAGTTGTGACATTTAGTGCCAACTGTACATCCCGACCTTTACCTTGTTCTTGACCCACAAGTTTCTGAAGTCTTAACACTTCTGCATCCTTTGATTTCAATGAAAGGAAAGCTTTTGCAGACTCAGTTTGGATAACTCCAGTTTTTGCAACTTCTTGATTTAAAGCATTACGAGTCTTAACAAGAGTATCCGATAAATGCGAGTATGCTTTATTCAAACTAGTTTCCCGGTATAAAGCATTTGACTTAGAGTTAATCAGTAGGTACCCAAGGATAAAGACACCTGCTATCGCAAGTAACCCATAGGATTTGAATGAAGTAATGAGGGTGATTAGTTTCTGTTTCATACGTTGCTAATATAGTATTACGGAACAAATGTATAACAAAAATAAACAAACACAACTAAAATTCGGTAATTTTATTTAGATTAGTGCGTGTTTGGTTGTTTATCTTTTCAATCGATTTCAATACACGGCTTTCAGGAGGATCAACACCAAGGTAGGCTGGAGGAATACCAACTGCTTTAACAGCCTCATCCAACATAAATTCTTGTGCTCTGAGGAACTCCTCATGCGGTTGGTACTTAGATTTATTCTTCATCTTTCCAGATTTTCTTTATTTGCTTTACCACTCTCATACCAGTACGGAGTTCATTATACAATTCTTGTTGAGTAATTTTGGGATTAATATCCCTCAATAGGTTAGCTACGTCCAATAATTCTTTGAAACTTTGTTCATAGTTTTCCTTTGATTTGATGTATTGCTTATCCAAGTGGAACTTTATCAACCCCTTTAACATAGTCATAGAAGGTCTGTAGAGTACATTTGTCGTGAAGTACATCTTCATGTAGTGCTCAGGTTTAAACTTTACACCTTTACCTTGTATTGTTTCCTGTGTGATAGGCTCAACTACTTCAGGGATACTTGGCATCACCACATGTTTAACGTCTTCCTCAGAGTATAAAAAAACCACTTTTCGGGATGTATCAAGTAAGAGTTCATAGTAGGAATACTTCTCGATAAACTCCTGTTCACACAGATTTGCTAGAGGCAGTAAATTTGCATTCATTACGCCTAAATAGATGTTCTTTCGAATAAGGGTATTTACAACTTTATCTCTTACAGGCTTAACCAGGTAGGATGCTCCTCGTTCATCATAACCGGCAATTGAACTTTCACATAGGTTAACTAACCATGTGATAATCTGAGAACGGTACTGGAGTATTCTCTCACACCGGATTATCTGTAAAGGCATACAAGATTCGACATCTACCGGCATGTTCAAACTTTCCTTTTTGAGAAACTCAAACACTTTAACTGTACTGTTGAAGCTATAGTCAAACCCCGGAATTGTGTACATTGTGATTACCTTCATAGTTTTAAGTTAAGCTACTTCCCCTAGGAATGGGAATACTTTATCATTAAGATATTCCTTAGCTTCCTCTTTACTCATAGTGCAAGAGTAGGTACCAAAGATATTTAGACATCCCCAGTAACGTAATAAGCTAGACAATTTTTGTACAAAAGGCAACTCCAAGAAACCTTCTGTAGTTTCCTCTCCTACAAAAGACAGAAACCCTTCTATATCACTGTCTTTCGCCCACTCTTCTCCTTTCAGGAGTTTAGATATAAATACTTCATCGGAATGACCTATATCATACTCGTCTTCAGAAATTTGGTAAAGGCATAACCAATCATTAGGATCTCCGAACACTGGATTGGGCCTACAAATAAGCCCTTGCTCGAACAGACTGATTTCGAGATCTGCATCAGTTCCTTCCCATTCAATTTTATCCATTATAACGTTGGGTATTGGTGTGTAAAAAATTATAAGGTGTGGTTTAGTAAGTTTATAATAACTTACTATTTAAGGTGTTCCGAAGTTTCGGATAGGTAAGGTTAAAAAAGATGTCAGGGAAGTCACATGTTAACGATCCTTCCACTGACATCTTCTATTGTGTTTCCAAGTTTTGAACCGCCTTGACCTATGGTGAAATGGTCTATCTGCTATACGGCAGAAGTACCAATTCCTTACTTCATGGTGTCTAACATTTTCATTAAGGTCCAATCCAAAATACCAATCCCAAATAAACATTGTTTCCTTGTTAGGGGTGTTAAATTTACTAGGTTTCATAATATTTTTAATTATAAAAATGGAAGTACTAGTCTGAAAACCCGGTAACTAAAAATTTGGTTTCACATACAGGGCACTCGACTTCTTTACCAGTATCTTTATTGATCCCCAGTGTTAAGATACCGTAACCTTCAAACCATCGTTCATTATCACTATCATTAATTCCATAATCACAATGAGGACAATCGATGTAATAGGTAGTCATACTGGTGACTAATACTTTTGGTAGAGACTTGTTGCTAATACAGGTGTCGTCACTTCCTGAACTGATGCTTTCTTTATCTGACATTCTTCTGGAAATTTAATGTATGAGTATGTGTTTTTACATGCAGGGTAATCGACACAGCCTAGAAATCTTTCTCTAGTGTGTTTGTTGTGCTTATGTGCTAGTTTAGAGCCACAATTACATCCTCCAGTGAGGAGATACTGGTTAGCCTCAACTATAGCCCTGTCGAGAATGTCTTTATATTCTTTTGTGTGTTCCTTTTTGTAAAAGTCGTTTGACAATTTTTGAAGGCAAAAAGGACAGGTAACACTCTCAATATGCTCTGATTCATCATAGTGAGTTACACTACAATTCATCCCTAAAAGGTGTACTTTGAATTTGCTGCGTTTGAACCTCAATGGTTTTTCCATGGGTATTGAGTATTAAATTATTTTACTTGAAAATGCTCTGTCGTATCGTCAATAGAGGAAAAATGTGCCTTTGGGTGACCGGCTTGTTCGAACTCTACCAGACAACAATTAGCAACATCAACAAGGTACTCCTGATTTCCAGTTTCTCTGTAAAGTTCTGCTCGTCTGATAATAGCATCAACGTAGTCATATTTTGGTTTACCTTTTCCGTTAATCTTTCCATAACGAAGAGCACCCATAACAAGCCTACGTCTCATGTACTTTTCAAATTTTAAAGACCACTCAGTTTTCTCTAACTCCTTCACATCCTTAAATATAGTTATAGGAGTGTAATTTCCTTCAGGTACCTCCGACATCCCTACCATCCTTCGCCAAGCATTCATAACGTAAAACTCTCTACTTTCCATAATGCTTAATTTATTATACGGTTGCCATTTCAGGAATATCAAAAAGACCAGGTTCGTCAATAACCTTATCATCACATGCACCATAAGTGTTCTTATGGGAGTTTACCACACATATCCCACAATCAACACCTATCCGGATATCGTCAATTGGACTGTAGTGCTGACACGTAAAACACTCTTGGCTATTCGGCCACTCGATCAGTATTAATGATTTTGCCATTTATTAAAGTTTGTTTATTTCCTCAATTGTAAATGTTGGTAGAGTATTCGTAGCATGTTTAACATACGTCAACACCATTCCTCTTGCAATAATGTAACATGGAGTGGGTAACAATTGGTAGGTTCCTCTTTCTCCAGCCCAATGAATGTCTTTAGTTGCTAAGACCTCCTGCATTTCTGCTGATTGTTTTTGATTGCGGACATGCACTTTAAAGCAAACTAATTTAATTTTCTGTTTCGCCATTTGTGTGTGAAGTAAATTATAAAAAAAATAAAACACGAGCATACCCAGCCAAGTACAAACCCTAAAGACTATTTACCACCTCTTATAAAACTTTATCTTGGATTTGAAATAGCTTTTCGCTTTCAAATTTGAGATTTGATCAATAAGAACTTTCATGCTTAACCTTTAACCTTTTAACTTTAAACTTTTAACTTTCAACGATTTGGATCTGAGGGCCGTGTGGGTCCTTAGTGCCTCTGTTAGTTTAGAGTTAGGTTGGTGATCTTTCTTAACCTAGAAGATCGAAGGGGTAATGAAAAGGATTTTCGGGTAGCCCATGTTTTAATTTTAAATATTGTTAGTCAGGAATTTCAATCATTGTGATTGAATTGATCTCAGAGAGAATTGCATCAACTTCTGCTTCAAAAACAGCGATCTCCTCATCAAGTCTTTCGAACTCCACTTTGATGTTCAGAGGATCTACAAGATCAATGTTGTTGGACTTACGGAAAGTATCGCAAGTAGATTCGATGTTTTTTGGATCAGTCTTTGCTTCTTTACCATACATGGATAGAAGTAAAGATTGCAACTTATCCTCGTTGGCCTCGTTAACCCGGTTGATGCTTGAAACAGTGCTGTTGTACTTAGCCTTCAGCATTCTCACAACTTCTTTCTTCACTGAGATGGAGTTTCTCTGAGTGATTGCATCAGTGATGGTATATTCCTTTTCACCGATCTTCACTTTTGTTGTGCAGTTCGCAACCATGATAAGAGATTTAATAACCTCTTTCCTTTTGATTAAGGACATCAAAGAAGCATACTCCGATTTGACATTTTCACTGAATTTTACATCAGTGAACACACCATTTACAAGGCCATCACCTTGTCTTGATCCTACTGGACTGAGATCAGCTACTTTCTTTGTAATCTTTGAGTCGATTAGCTTTAATTCAGCTAATGCTCTGTGCAATGTTAACTTTGCCATAAACTTTGAAGTTTGAAAAATTAATAATTAATAATTTGAGGTAAGGGTTGGAGACGAACCAACCTCGGAGCTTAATGACCTCCTACCACAGCTTTATAAAAGCCTTACCGACCAATACTACTTGATATCTGAAAGCAGAATATCTTGAATTTGGATTATATTGTTCTTTCCTTTATCAATAAAATCTCGAATTTGAGACGTATTCACCTCTAAAGGTTTACCAGTTGTTCCGGGAGTAATCGTATAAGAATAACTGATTGTTGTGAAAGTAGGGTCAACTTCCAGAACCTTTGATAGAGTTCCCGGTTTAAGTTGAGATATTGTATCTCTCTTTACAATAGCATTGTTCTTATAGAAACTTACAACAATATCGCTTGCAACACCGTCACTGGATAGGTTCCATGGTGAGAATGGTCGCATCATATTGTACACTTGGTATGTTGTTTTGGAATTCAACTCTTCTTTCTGACAACTAATGAAAAGAAGAGGAATAAATAGTAATAGAAATAGTTTTTTCATGGTGTTTTATGTTTTGCAAATATAGTAATACGAATTAATAGTACAAAGCTTTTAAATTATTACAGAGTACAATTTTCAATCAAAATAATATAATTTCATATTTTGTTGTATCTTTGTTGTTGTAATTAAAAATATAAAATGTCATGGGCGATAAAGAAATTAAACAACTCACTAATTTAGCTATAAACCTGAAAAAGGAAATATCTAAGGAAAGTGCTTTAGCGACCTTCGTATCGGCAGGGATATTAAATAAAAAAGGAGATTTTACCAAGCCATACAACGATTTAAAAACGGTTGTAGTAGAATCGCGTAAAGCATAATTAATGTACAACAATCGAAGTAATTTAATTATAGGCTTTCACGGCTGTGATAAAACCGTTTGCGATTTACTGTTAACCAACCCAAATAATATTCAAATAAGTAAAAAACCGTATGACTGGCTAGGTCATGGTATTTATTTTTGGGAGAATAACTACGCAAGAGCACTTCATTGGGCAAAGGATAAAGAAAAAAGGGGTGAAATAAAAGAAGCAAGCGTTATTGGTGCTGTTCTTACTCTCGATGCTTGTTTTGATTTGTTAGACAGCAGATTTACGGAAATGATTGGCTCCTATTATAATTTAATGGAGGCTAATTATGAGGCACTTGGGGAAGAAATGCCCAAGAACAGAGACGCAAAAGCCGACGTTCATCACGACAAAATTCTACGTGTACTTGATTGTTCTGTAATTGAGTTTATGCACAAAACCATAGAGAAACAAATAAAAAAGGACATAGAAACTAAAGGCTTTAGTACCTATAAAAAATTCGATTCTTTAAGAGGTGTTTTTACAGAAGGAGGTCCTGCATTCGATGGAGCCGGTATTCAACTCAAAAATCATATTCAAATTTGTATTCGAAACACAAATTGCATAAAAGGATTTTTCTTACCCAGAAAAGAAGTTTAAATAATAAAAAAAGAAGTTCCACTTAGCTGTGGAACTTCTTTTTTTTTGTTATGAACAATTCACAAGAGAATTTCTATCATTATCAAAAATGCAGAAATCAATCAGTTGCGGTAAAAATCCATTAAAACTCTTATCCAGTATATTGATAGTCTAATACAATTGAGTGTTCATTGTCAATGAACATAGTTTTAAAGTGAACCCGGAAGGCCAGTTTTGGGTACATAAGCCTATTGTTTTAGAGTTACCTCTGTAATACGCCTAGGGCCAAACTCTTCATAAGTACTTTCAAACATTTCAACTTTAAGGGATTCTGGTTGAATTAAAAAACAACCTGCAATACCCTCAAAACTTCTGAGAGTTACTGGAGGACTGAATGCTACTAATGTAATCCCTCTTTTCACACCATCAATCGTAATGTTAATATGTCTGAATTCTTTGGCCATTTCAGGATCACCGGCATTGAATACCAATAATGCAAACTCTTCCTTACCGGCAAACTTTAAATTTGCTTGGTGGAATATTTTGAGAAAGGTTTCCATGGTACGTGCTTTACCTTTCATTCGTGAAGGTATCTTACATAACAGTTCAGCAACTTTAGATTTAGCCTCATAAGAAAGTACACTCAAAGGAATAAGAGCTTCAACAGCAGTAAACATATTGTAAGCTGTTATTTCTTTTTCTCTATTCACTGAGTACAGTAAATACTTACCGTGTACAGGCAAAGTACCCAGTTCTTCATTGGTGTATTCCCTAATGTCTTTTTCACGGACCAAAATTGCGGATTCTCCATCATTTAGTTTAGATAAATAGTGCTCGATTATCTTCTCTAGGCTGGCTTCTAACTGAGGTAATACTTCTTGTTTCTCAATCATTTGTATGTGTGTATTAAATTAAAACTTCAATTTTACAACTATACTAAGTATCTCCCCTTTAAGAGAGGAGATACCTTTTAAAAAATTATTCATCTTTCTTTGCTTTTGTCACAATGTAGTAGTCACAGTCAGTTAGTAATTTAACTATATAAGCAAGGTCAAGTTCTGAGAGTAGTTCATACTCCATCTTAATGTGTTTATGAGCTTCTTCTGGATCAATACAAAGTACTTCCTGGTGTTTAGGGAACAAAGCCACAACTGCCCATTCAATCTTATCGTAATCTGTGTAAAAACACAGGTACTGACTTAATGATGCTACTGGGTAATCTTTGTAAGGGAAGAAACTGATAAATTGCCCTTCCCTAAGTGTTGAGAGCACCGAGTCAATGAACTCTATAGCCTCATCCCTTAAATCTAATGCACGTTGATGTAATGTGTTTTCCATATTATTCTTTGGTGTATAAATTATAAATTATTTGCCAAGAGGGTAGGCTTCGAACCTACATGGGACAGGCTGGGGTCTGAGCCCATATTTCAGTATGCCTACTGCGTGTTATGCCAATTACTCACTATATGCCCCTACTTTCGTTAACGTCTTCATTCCGTCACCTCCCGAATTTAATTACATCTTTTCTTTGATCCTTTCTGCTTCACGTTGCTCCACCAGAGCCTCTAATTTGCAAACATCCAGTAGATTTGAATCGCCTTTTTTGACTGTTACCAGTTCATAAAGGCAAACTAGAAGATCCATCTGTTTGTTCGTGAATCCTATGCAAGCAATTCCTGCGGAGATCCGCATATAGTTGATTTTCTCCTCATGTGTTAGGGTAGTTTTCGACATAAATTTGTTAATTTAGAAGTTCTGTGAATGTGTTGTACTCTTCCCGATCCTTTGCTGCCTGATCAGCGAGATCGTTCATTTCATCGCCTGTATGCCCCTTTATCCACTTAATTTGGACTGATCCTCCTTGTATGGTAATCCTCTGTGCGATTTCTTTAGCACGTTGAACTAGCATTGCGATATAAGGCTCCTTGGATTTCCATGGCTTATCTGATCTTTGTTCTGATCCTTCAGAGAATTGCCAGAGACCATCGAAGCAGACAGCTCCTTTGTAATCCTGTACAATAAGAAGGTGTTCTGAGGTTTGACGGAACTCACTCAACGCCATAAGAAGGGCAGTCATTTCCATTGTTGGATTGGAGAATGTTGCATCTGGGTACCACTCAGCAAGTTTTACTACAACTGGAGACTTTTCAGTACCGCTGTATTTGTATAGCTTGCCATTTACCTTAGCCACAAACCCGAACCCAATCTTGCCAGTTCCTTTGATGTCGCTGCCATCGGAGTTGATCTGGAGACGATTCTCCTTTGTTGAATACATTGCCATTGTGTGTGTTTTTTTGATAAATTATTAAATTAGAGACGAGACAAGGAATCGAACCTCATACGAAAGCTGGAACATGCTCCATACTTTCACCTATACCCAGATACAGTATCCACCACCTACGGCTAGCATTTGTAGGTATCCTATTCAATATCTTTATAATTCTCGCCATGTTGTTGTGGATCTGACAAGATTCGAACTTGCATCCCAATAGCACCAAGCCATCGTCTTTATCCAGTTAAATATACAGACCCGGTTCAACAGTCAGGTTCTGACATCTGACTGTTTGATTACTCTCAAATGGATCTTTAGTTAGTAACGAATCATTGTGACCTCCTTTTTAGTTAATACTGTCATTCTTGTGGGAATTGAACCCACGACCTCCTTAATGGCTTACGCTTTGGGGTGCTCTACCTGACTGAGCTAAAGAACGAAGGGAGAACGCCCCTTGGAAGTTCCGTGACTTCCATTCACCCTGTTAATTCAGATCAAGGGGTATTCTGCGGACTAGGATGGACTCGAACCACCGACCTTCTGCCATGAACTCAAAAAGGTGCGACCTCTCCGAGTACTCGTGACCAGATGCTCTGCCAACTGAGCTACAGTTCCATTACACTAAGAAGTTTTACTACGAAGTGACCTTACTGTTGGTAGAATATATCTTTTCCATTTGTCAAGGATCAATTCCAAAAGACAAACTATCAGGTATATGAAACACCCAATCAGAAGTAGTAGTAGAACTACTCCAAATATGAATACTAGAATTTTAAAAGTTGTAAGCATAGGAAATGGTTTGATTGTGCAAAAATAGTAAAATTTTATTCATTGGCAATACAGTATTACGATAATAAAAAACAATGACACTATGAGCTTAGATTACTTCAACTTGTCTGAGGTTTAATTCTGTAATCGTAATGTCTCCATTTCCAATTAGGGCCACTTACAGTGTAAGAGAACCATTCTGTTGTTCGCTTAGACCTGAACTGAATGTTAGATCTCCTACCATCCAGTCCATTCCAAGCATCTCTTATTACTTTGCGCTCACTTCTGGGAGTCATGGTTTATCAGATTTTACACGATAATGAAAGTCCCTCCAGTCCCATATTGGAGATTCATTTTTAATGAAGTTCTTCCAAAGAGACTTACGAGCATCAGCAGTCTTCAATTGATATTGAATGTTGCATTTTGCACCGGAAAGGCCATTCCATGCAACTTCCACTTTCTCTTGTGGAGTCATAGTTTTAGGATCAACACGATAATCATAAGATAGCCAATTCCATTCTGGTGCATACTTAGTGTAGTTTTCCCAAACCTTTGTACTGATTATAAGGTACTGAATATTACACTCTGGTCCCCACTTACCATTCCATGCTGACATTACAGCAATCATTTCTTTTGTTGTCTTCATTACATTTCAGGGTTTATACGTAAATCCATATCATGCCATTGCCAAATTGGTACTTCAACTAGTCCACCGATAGTCCACCATTTAGCATCTGGACCATCTTTCTTAGACCTGTGTTGAATATTACTTTTCATACCTAACTTACAATTCCACTCACCTTCAACTTTGTTCCTTTTCATCAGGTCAACAACTTTAAGCCAAGTAGGATTGTTATCAAAGTATCTGCGGATAACTTCATCGGTGATTGATTGAGGGATGTCTATCTTATCGATTGGTTCATCCGAATGGAACATAATCACCTTAAATAAACCTATGGTTGACGATCTGATCAGAACTAGGTTCCCGGATCTCAATTGTTTCAGTGTAACCCTCTCCATTTTCCTCTGGAGCAAGTCCACAACCGGAACTAACCTCGTGTACCAATGCACTTAAAGTCTTTTCCAAGACTTCTTTAATGGCTTCTTTATTGGAGATTTCATCACTAAAGGTTAGTGTGACATCAAATACTACTGTTTTAACTGGTTTTATCATGTGTGTGTTAGTTTATTTCTTCTTAGCTTTTTTACGTGCTTTAGCCCTTCTTTCTGCACGAGTTTCTGGCATAAAGCCGGGCATTTCACAGATTGGCATTATAGTATTACGTAGAACTAATGACTCGTTTTGCTGTATCTCTTTCATAATATCTGAATTTCGTTTTTCATCAATAACAAGGATAAGTTTATCAGTGAGATCTTCCTTTGCAAGGCATATACTTCCAACAGTACCATGGCCAATGATTCCAATTCTATTCATTTTGAAATATTATTTGAGGTTGCAAATATAGGACTTTTAAACACTTCTGAAAGATTTTAGAGGATATTTTACTTCCACCATTGATATTGATCCTCCGTGGTACTTCAGTTTAAAAGCCTTTTCAGTTATTTCAGCAGTAAAGTCTGTGCCTTTTACTAACTCATAAACGAGATCTAATTTAGCTACAAATGCCTCAGCACAATAGTCATTAAAGAACTCATAGAAAGACAGAGTTATCCTGCCCATATTCTTTGGATGGTTGGTAATAAGAACAGTCGATCCATGTCGAGAGATACTCAAGTGTGGTCGCATCATACCTACCAATCGTACTGGTGCTTCAGCAATTTCATTCATTTTAATAAGTTTTTTAGTTTGACGATTAATGTGTGTAAATCAAACCACAATCACTACAATAGTGGTTTGATTAAGATTTTAAGTTTGTTTAATTCTGTAATTACACCACACCCAATTCCACTTAGGCGTAACAGCAGTCCAAGCAGTTTCAGGCTCATTGTCGAATTTGAATTCAATATTGGACTCTGATCCTTCAAGGCCATTGTATGCTTTTTCAATAACATTTCTCTTATTGATTTCATCAGCAACCGCACTACTCTTACCAGATCCTGCCGGTAATTCAGCTAATGGTGTTACTCTAAATTCAAGAGCTTCTATTGCAAAGAACCTTGGATATGGACAGTGTTCCCATTCCACATCTCCAGTCATTCTGTGTTGGATATTACAACATGGCCCATATAAACCATTCCAACCTTTTTCGACTTCTGCTATTTCTTGAGTTGTCATAGGTTTAGTCGTTGTCCTGTACTTCCAGACGTTCAGGGTCAATATCAAAATAATCACCATCACCGTCAACAACAATAATGTTTTCATAGCGAAAGCCATCAACCACTCCCATAAATGAACAGTTCCATAAATCATCACCATCAATAGGTTCAGGTACTAATACTGCATCTCCAACTTCGATTGGATATCCGTTTTTATCAAGCATTGGTTTAAATATTTAATTGCGTTTGTTAACTGGGAAATTCCACTTGATAACTCTAAAGTTACCCTTTTCAAGAACATTGATAAGTTCGATCAAATGTCCAATTGATAAAGCTGTTAACTTAATACCATCGTGGACATTTCCTTCGTTCCCATACTCCTGTCTCAATATAACAGTTCCATCTTTAAGAATACCATTGATCAACCTTCCATGGTCTTTCACTCGCACTTCAGACAGAATTCCATCATAGTCCAACTCCTTCCTGAAGTAGAACATCTCTTCTTCTCCCAGAGTATCCAAAGCACGTTGAATGTAGTTCAGAGATACTTCCGTTAATTCCTTTTGTGACTTACGAAGTCTCACCAAAAGGTCTTGGATTGTTTCACTCATGTTCATAGAGTTATTGAATTAAGGTTAATAGAAAGTTGTCCATTCCTTGTATCGCTAATAGAATACACATGACAGATACGAAGACTCCCAAAGAAACTTCAATCCAGTGTGTAAATTTCCACTTATACAGTCTCCCATAGTTGATTATTGCACTAAGGACAATAGAGCATACAATAAAAGCAACACCCAACATGTTTGGGGATAGTTCCATTACATAGTTCATTTTAATAAGTTGTTTTAGTTTAAAGTTCGATTGGTTCCTTCTCTCATTAGAGAGGGGCAAAGGTAATAATTAAAGTGTGTGAAAAACATCCCTCAGGTTCACATTCCTTCTCTCATTATAGCCCGAGAGCAGCACAGAGGTGTCCTGCAGGGTCGGGGTACTCTTTTATAAGTGAAACGTGTTGATTGAGATTGATCGTGTGTTAGAGAGAAGAAACAGGAGTGATCGAGGCATGGCTCCCGCTCGCACGACACGCACAAAATCTTTCTCACAACAAGACATTTCAAGAAATTGGTACGTGAAAATACCACATAATACTATATACACTTTTCCACGTACCAATCTTGTAAAAACTCTCTGTGATCCCTCTAATGAGAGACACTAATAAGAGACCCAATGATCATCCAATGGCCGGGAGTTCTCAATGATGAGAGACTCTGGCCGGGACTCTGGCAAATATCGAAAGGATAATTACTCCTCCCAACGTCAGCTCGCCATGATACTGACTCTTAATACAGACTCACTGTTCTGTTGCAGGATGTATACTTACCCTGATTGCCATTAGGCAATGTTATTTGTTCCGTGAGGTATTAAACCACAAACAGGAGGGATCATAAGTTCCTCCTGCTGTGGTCTGTTTCACACACACGAAACTAGGTCGCCAAACCTAAATGCTATGTGCTCCCGTAGGCCAACCCTGATAGACAATCAGGATTAGGGATTAGTACCATTGAAACATAATGTTCCTCTGGCCACATCATCGCAGCACGGTCAACTAACTACAGAGCTAGCAATTATGTCTTGTGTGTTGGTGATATAGTAAAACGAACCCCGGATATACCGGGACCGTTCACTTATTTGTTATGCCATTACTGTTTTCTTTGGCCGGCCACGTTTGTCGATATTCACGGCATAGGTTGCTTTAGGCTTTGAAACTTTCTTGGGCCTGATGTTCATTGCGAACTTAGCGACTGGAACCTTCTTTGGCCTTGCTGCAAAAGCAGTAAAGGATACTACTGTTAACAGCAGTAAACAGATTAACATTAAGAAATTTTTCATTGTATTGGTATTTGGTTATGGTTAAAGCCACATGGCTAAACTTTCAATTTAAAGCGTCCCTTCGGGCCGAGACTATAAAAGGAAAGGGAGCAACCCAGCTTTTGCCAGGTTGTCCCTTTAAACCATTTCACCTTGTCTAAGGGTATAGGCAACAGCTCCATTCATTATGGGTAAAGCTGTTACTTGGAAAGGTTTTTTATTTAGCTAACTCAACGGAGATCTTAAGACCTTCAACGTCTGCTGCTGCATTGACGGATGTTGTGGCTAGAACAAATACTATGCCTATAACTCCGCAAAGAATGTAAACTACTCTGTAGGTATGTTCCATGGTGATAATTGTGTAGGGAAATTAAAAAGAAAGAGAGCACCCTATAGAGTGCCCTCTCAACTAACAGGGATAAATTATTTTACCTGATTAGTCTTTCTTTTCGTCTGTTGTTTCGGTTTCAGACTTAGGGTCAGCATCATCAATGCCTTCAATCTTTACAGGCTGAATGACATAGGTGAAAGCATACCGACTGTTACCAGCATCACCCAAGAACAACTGAGGAATCCAGCCAGTCTTAGCCTGTGCTACGTACTCTTTGAAGTTCGTAGGAACAACTGCTTTGAAACCCTTCTCGTCTTTCTCAAGACCTTTGAAGAACGCCTCAGTGAAAGCGTCTTTGTTGACAATGTTCTCAACCTTCCAGCCTTTCATGATGCGCTCAACAACAACGATCTTCTCTGGTAATGTAACATCACCGTTCTTGAATTTCTCTCCAAGATAATCACCAAGACGGTGATCGGCAAAGTCAACACACTTCAGATCTTTGTTGCCTTTGTTGTGTACAATCCCTTCGGACATGATAACGCAATTCAACAACATTGGCAAAGGAATCTGACGAGCCTTTCCTGATACTTCGATATCAACTACAGGACATTCACCTGACTCTGCACTCTGCCATGGCTGATGTTGAAAGCCAGTTTCGTGGTCTGTGTCAATAGCCAAACCAATGATGAGGATGTCCTCATTTGCAGGTAGACGAAGATTTGCATTGATGTTTGGCTTGTTAGCCTTGAACATTTCGGGAGCTAAAATAGTAATAGCCATTTGTTTTTGATTTTGAAAGATTATAAAAATAGTGACCCTTAAGAATCCCTTCTTAAGCAGCCGTGGTTACAATGGTACGTCCCCTTTGGGGCCGGCCTATACGACCTTTAATTTACATCGGCTCTACGAGCCGAATGATGTCCGTAGGTAACGTTTAGATGCGCAAGCAGCTCACACCGGAACGTGACGTTTAGATGCGATACTTCGCAGCTCAGGTCCCTGCATGTAACTGCACAGCACGTAGATTCACGTACTGCACAGTAACACAGCAATGCCTCGTATTTCAGAGGCATTGCAAGGCGTTATGATTATTCAGTCTTGTTGTCGGTATCGCCTTCGGTTGAAGACTCTTCGTCAACGATGAACGGTTCAACGATGTGCGTTATCCATTTACGATAGGATACGTCTTCGCCATTGGTTTTCTTGAACACACAAGGAACAACGTCAACACCTTTATAGGCGATCTCGAATGTGGCACCCTTTCTGCCAAACATATCAAGAACTTTCGCTTCCATGAGAATGTCACGCATTGTATCAGATACTTCAGAGATTTTAATACCTCTTGGAGTACGTGAACGTGCAGTTACACTTTCAGGAAGCACATGCTTTCCGTTCTTTTTGAAGTATGCGGTGAAGTACGCATCGACAGTTACATCCTCATCAACGAGGACACACTCCATTGGAGTTTTAACGTTATGCAAGATACCTTCCCTTGCAATAACAAAACTCTGAAATTGAGGGAATGGCATTATGTATCCGTTATCAAGGATAATGCCAGTGCAATCATTTTTGCCCCAAGTCATTGGGGTTTCAGTATCTTCACCTTCTATGAAGATTTGTCTACCGATAGGTAGATTTATACCGCCAACTGATTTGGAATCACGGTATGGCTTCAGTGATGAAGCATCGAACTCTAGGTTCTTTTTTAATGTGGTCATAATGAATGGTTTTAAATTAGACATCCGAAGGTAACGTTTAGATACAACGAAGTTGTAGCTCCTTTGTATTCGGAATTTTTTCCAAGAGGATCTCCTTTTTATTTTGGACGGAAGGGCACTGGGTACCTTTCCCATGGAAAACCACCGGGGGAGTCTTTATATAGTGACCCCTCGCTCAAAAAATATATACTAAATTTTTTTATTACCTATACTTGCAGATACAGGAGAACTATTGCTTCATTCTTCATCTTTCCTTGCACTCGGGAAATCATGTGACGTACAGTTGCCGGCAAAATCAACTGCAATAATCATATTTGGAAAGGTTTAGTTTTGTGAGGGTTCGTTAATAACACGGTACTCTCTTTCCATCTTTTGACGTATACATTCTTCATTGGAAAGGGTAGGGGTTACCGAGGTTCCCCATCTGGTTACTTCATACCATCTATTAATGCACGTATTGTCAGGGTCAAGACAGTACTTCTTGACCACTGTTTCACGAATGTACTTAATATCAATCTCGTCCTCACCAACAGAGTAGTATACTGCTGTCATACTTTTCCAAGTTGAGTATATCTCAATTTTCCAAACTCGTACTCTTGAGATTGAAGATATTGGTATTCCACAACTAACACTATCGATCACTCCACGGTCACTAGGTCTGTCGTAGAGATCTCTTTGGCGAGTACCAACTGGGCCGATAAGTCTGTCTAAAATACTCTTCTTTCTTGGAAACGTTTCTGTCATTGATAATATGTTATAACGGTGTAATATACTACTTGATTAAGTTGAGTAAAATGCTACGGAAGTATAGGTCAAAGTATGTCAACATTAGAAATACAAAACCCAGAGTACCACAGTTTATGTTTTGATAAATAAAGTTATTGATGTCCATCTTCTTGTAGCTTGATATCCACGACTTGTTTATAACATTACGTTGAAGGAACCATTTAAGTTTCCGATCAACTATAGTACACCTTGCATCACTTAGGAGTGCGTAAAGAGTGATAAATGTCATTGCAGTAAGAGACTCCAGAGTGGCGATTAGTGACAGTGTGATGATTATTATTTTCATTGGTGGGAGATTAGAAAAGGCAATGGCCGGATAGATACCCAACCATTGCCAACGATTATTAACCGGAATATTATTTACCTGACAGCAGTGCCCAGAGTTTTGCAAAGAACCCAGTAGGAACTGCATCTGCCCAACTTACTGTAGTGCTAGGACTAGCAAGTTGTAACTCTTCCATAATGGTATGTTGGAATACTGCGAACCCGGCTTCTTTCAAAGCTGTTACAACTACATCACTAAGGTTGGATGTGAATGTCTTGGACAGTTTACCTGCCGTTGCTTCAACACTGATAGCCTCTAGTGCTGCATTAATCTCTGAGTTCTGTGATGTCTGTTGCGTTTGTAACGCTAGTGCTTTTGCTTCTTTTGCATTCATAATGATTGGTGCTTTGTATTTAATATTAAAGTAATTAGGATTATAATATGGTTCAGCCAATGTGATTGTTAGGAGTTCCCCACCTACAAATGCTTGTGGTGTTTTGGGCCAAGCAATATCCCCTCCTTCATGTTGTATTGGGCTTGACATAACTTATACAAGTTGTTTACCTTCAACATTTCTCTTCAGGCGATCAGCAGTCCGCTTATCCAACCACATCAGGGATTCCTCCATGTGTGTCAGGGCAAGTGCATTCTCACGACAGGGGAACTTTGCCTGTAGAGACTCCATACGATTGATTAAAACTTTCAGTACTTCCTCATTGGTAGTACCGTCATGGATTGTTACTAGTTCGGATGAACCGGGTGAAATTGGTTCCTTCTGAATGAACTGAAGGATCTGACCTTGTGCTTCTTTGTTTTCGAAGTTGGCCAACTCATAGTTATGGCCGGGAATGTTTACTTTCATGGTTTTACTTTAAGGAGTTTACGATTGATCTTGATAGCATGTCTTTAACTTGTTGATACCTAGGTAGCATATTATAAGAAACAATACAGGGATGTGTCTTACGTTCTGAGTCCTTTGCTACACCGTAGACCCAACCTTTCTTGACTTTGTGTTCGAGCCAAGCATTATGTTGAGCATCAACTGGAGCATCAGGATTGCTTAAAGTAAAGTTAACTCCCAATCTCATACTTTCCTTCTGCCACTCAGGGGCTTCCTCCCAAGGCAACTGGGAATTATCTCCATGTACTTCACAAAAAGATTTGTTTGCATCGTGGCAAACTTTGGCAATACGATCAACGTATTCTTTGTGGGTATTGTTTCCTGTCATTATGTTTGATTATTAGTGATTTATATTGTTACAGTTACAACAGTTACATGTGCAACTACGTTGTGTCGGGGGCTTGCGGTGGTTTACACTGTAGATACAGGCAGCCAACCAAACTACTAATAGAAATAGGACAAACGTTGACTTTAGTGTGTTCTTTGCTAACTTGGGAATTCTAATCATTTGTAAATCTGTTTAGTGTAAGTGGGAGACCGCAACAGGATTGATTCATTGTGCAGTGTTCAACCTTATTTTCAGGGATCACCTTTATGCCCGATTCCTGCAACTCACATAGTTTTACAACTTCATCCTCAGGAAATTCATGTAAACACTCGACACAATAAGCGCTCATCCTCTCTGTGGGATTGGGTTAATGACCTTTACTCCAAGAGTCTCCATAATTTTATACGGAACCGGAGTGAAGCAGGGACGTAGTTTCCTTAACAGGTTCTCTATGTTAGAGATGTCCTCTGCATTTGTGATCTCGGTGGATAGTTTCACATTGTCCAGACACATACCTTCGCAAGGGAAGTCCCTTGGATCATTAGTTTGGACACTAAGTTTTCGCTCCCCTTCTGAAGAAGCTTCAATGTAGACCTTTTTATTCTTGAGTGTTTTCATCTTTTGTTTGTTATTTAGTATAACTGGAAGATGAAATATTATAGTGTTCTTCGCTTATGTTCAGCTTGTTAAGTTGTAATCACGTTACCCCTTGTGAAATTACTTTCGGTGGAAGCGTTTTATTGTTTGCAAATATATTAAAACTTTATTATATTACAATACAAATTCGTGTAAAAAAAATTACAACGATCTAAATTTCTGAAACATGAACATCAGCGAACAGATTAAAAAGAGAGAAGAAAATCTAAAGTGCGGTGGTAAGAAGAAACCAATCCCCACTCACGCCACAGGTAAGAAGGTTTTTCCTTTGAAAAAAGGTATGCCCGATATGAAAAAGGGGATGCCAAATATGAAGAAGGAATGTTAACAGGGAGACTGGAAGTAGTACCCATTCGTGTTACTGAGAGAACTTTTCTTGAGCACTATTTAAAACTAAGAACTCGTGGGGCTGTCACTCTCACAGAATGCCTGGTATTATCAGAGATCCTAAAAGCAGGTTTATTGAATAGGGCAAATAGACCGTCTGTAAGAGAGGCAACAGGTTTAGGGGTATATAGTTTCAACAACACAATAAACGCTCTTAAGAAGAAGTCTCTGTTAGATTACAACAGGGTTAATAGGTCCTACGCATCAAAGTTTCCATATCCGGAGAATTTAGGTTGTCTAGTATTCAAATTTGATTTTATATAATGCATGAGATATGGATAAAGATAAATACTTTAAAGAAGGGGATGTTGTAATTCTACGACAGGAACTTCAGAATAGGCCGGTGATGATGGTGGATAAAATTGTTAGGTCTATGTTAAAGACTGGAACTACATCATTACTAGGCATTAGATGTTTTTGGTTCGATAAAAACGGATCAATTAACAAGAACCTTTACAGCTCGAAAGACCTCAGGTATGCAACTCCTGACGAAATAAAAAAGAAGAATATGGGTGTTTTTAAAGTCCCTAGCAGGATACACGAATTAATTGGTGTGTCGATTCCGAATGGAACTATTCATCATTCGGACAAGTTCTACTACTTCAAGTATATGAGCGAAGATGTTTTAAAAGGAAAGACCTACCTTGACTTGGTGGATCTTGTGTGTAATGAACTCGTTAAAAAGAGAGACTTTCCTGACTACGACTTCATATTTGATTTTAGTTACCCATGGAGGGAGGCTAAAAAGCCAATCACATTTGGCCGTATAGTATTCACAAGACAGGGTGACATAGACCTTACTCTATCTACGAACTACACTCGGGACACTACTTCCTTCCTATGGAAGACAGGTGCCGACATAGTTAAGTTTCTTATTGAGAAGAGTATGTTACACGATGTAGAGTTGTCCGATTATACCGGACTAGTGCCTACACTCTCACCAATAAAACGATCCGTATGAGAGTGCACATCTTCATAATGGAGGATAATGAACTCATACTCAATAAACCAGAGGTACTCCTACATCCAGAGTTTGCGGATGTATGGAGTGACCCTAGGAATATTAGTAAGGATGATCCTTCAGGTATAAAGAAAGGTTGGGCATACAACGTGTTCAAATACATATACTTGTCTTCAGATTACAGGTGTGATTATTCAAATGAACCTGACTCGATAAGGGAAAAGTATGCTAGGAATGACTCGGGATTACCAGAGTCTGACTTCATTGATCCTATAGTTCGAAATGCAAAGGCAAAGTACCAGAGTTTTGATTCAAGGATTATGAAACTACTGAACAGTTCTCATAAATTGGTTGACTCTCTCAGGGTGTATTTTGAAAGTGCCAACTTTACAGATGTCGATGATCATGGTAAACTTAAGTACAGTCCTAAAGAGGCCATGTCCAACATTGCCAATTTAGGTGATGCCGTTTCTGGGATACAGGATTTAGAATACCAGGTAAGTAAAGAACTCGAAAAAGAGTCTGCAATCCGTGGTGATTCTGAGCCGGGACTGTTTGATCAGAAGAGAAATTAAGTATTGTTTAATATCGTTTAAATATATAGCCAACGCATGAAATTAGAAGACAATAAAATGTCTATAACTTCCCTTGCACTTGAAGTAATGAAAACTCCAAGAGCAGTTAAGGATATTGTTATAGCACACAAGAAGGAGTTTGAGTTCTATGGGGAACTAGGTACAGTTACCGAAGATACGGAATTAAATAGGGACCAGATACTCTTAGCACTTTCAAGAATGTACATTTACCCTCCGGCCAAAGTAAAGATGATCAATGATCTTTTTCCTACTCCTGAAGCAGATAAGTGTTTAACATGTAAGCGGATTGAGAACTTGAAGGATGGGATTCTATCTCTATTAGATATCCCTATCAAACCACTCTTCACAAACATAGTGATTTCAGAGGCTGTCATAGAGACTTCTTCTGTAATAATTGTAGACACAGACTTCGAACAAAAACTAACAAGTGTATGATAGTAGAAAGATGGTTAGTACTTCCAGACATTCACTGCCCGGCATATAATGCTAAGTTTGTAAAGGCTGTTCTGCGGTACATAAGGCGTAACAGAATCAGAATTAAAGGTATAATCTTTACCGGAGATTTCATGGATCTTCCTTCAATCAGTGCCCATAATAAAGGGATGGTTGTTGGTATTAACCTTGGTAGGGAGTATGAGATGGCCAACAATCTGCTTGACCTGTTCGATGAAGCTCTGGGAGAAGGTAAGGAAAAGATCTTCCTGTACGGTAATCACGAAGGAAGGTTCAAACGTGAGAGTCTTAAGTTGGAAGTGTCAAAGTATGGCACTGCAATAAAGGACATCAGGGATGCGCTTGATCTGGATAAGAGAGGGTACACTGTTTATGATAACCCTAGAAAGAAAGCCTACCACATGTTAGGTGACCTTAAGTTAATCCACGGTGTTTATTATAACATTCATGCTGCAAAAAAACACTGCGAGGTATATAAATGCAATATCATGTTTGGCCATACGCACAGGCATCAGGTCTTTGATGAAGGTCTATACTGCGCTTATAACATAGGGTGGATGGGAGATCCGGAACATGATTTCTTTGATTATGCTGAAGAAGGTACAAAGTCTTACTGGGTAAATTCATTTGGGTTAGTTGATGTGTTCAAAGGAAAGGCCTCTGTTCAAGTGATTAAATTTATAAACAATCAGTACTTTATAGTTGATAGAGAGGTGTGTGAATAATGGCATTAGATAAACCAATATACAGGGTCCTACAAAGAAATAGGGAGTTCATCAAGGAAGTTCAAGGACTGTCCTCATTTGAGGAGATGATGGATCTGAATAAGGATAAGTGGCACCTGTCAAAATACAAGCCAATATCTGACAGGTTTGACCCTAAATGGTTTGCTCCTGCGAAACTAGATGCAGAAAAGAACAAAGGGAGTTATACAACAGCTCCCTTTGGTTCTGCTGCATATAGAGAATACTGGACAGAACAACTTAGAAGGTGCCGTGATGGTTACACAGTTCACGGATATTTCTGTCCGGGAGACTTGTACAACTTCCTAAACTTTTACGTGTTGCCGGTTGTGGTGACTGTTAACGGTAGGAAGGATCGTGTTCTGGCACATCCGCACTTCTGGGAAGCCCATTATTGTTTCGCTCATTACATCGAGTGGTGCAAGGCTTTAGAGAAGGATGCGGTATGTGTTAAACCCCGAGGTGTGGGTTGGTCTGAGTACGTTGCCAATATGGGGTGCAACATGTACAACTCTGTCGCCAATTCGGTGACTATGTTTTGTGCATCTAAAGAACAGTATCTTATCAAGGATGGTATCCTTAACAAAGCATGGAGAAATCTTGACTGGGTTAATGAGAATACTCAGAAGGGATTCAAGAGATTACGTCAGAATATAAATTCCAAGTTTCACAAAAGGGCATCCCTACTTGATAGGGAACGTGTAGAGTCCGGATGGCGATCAGAGATTATCGGACAGGTAATTGACTCCCCGGATAAACTCCGTGGTACTCGTACAAATTATCTGGTGTTTGAAGAGCTTGGTTCCTTTAGGATGTCCAAGAAAACAGTAATGACAGCCAAGGCCCTAACAGAAATTGGTGGAGAGAAGTTCGGTACCCTAATTGGATTTGGTACAGGTGGTGACGAGTCTTCAGGAGGTGAGGCACTCGAAGGTTTGATGGATATGTACTACAAACCAAGTGTGTTCAATATGCTCCCAATCAGACACAAGTTTACACAGGATGGGTCAATAGTCGAAACTGGTTTCTTCTTCCCGGTATATCTGTGTATGCAGAAGTACATGGACTCACATGGAGTTACGGACATTGAATTGGCCTACAATCACTATAAGGTTCATAGGGATAACTTTGAAAGTGAAGGTGCTGTAGAAGAACTTAGGAACTTAAAAGCAGAGTACCCATTCTGGGCAGAAGAGGCCTTCTTGAAATCTGGTACAAACATTTTTGACTCAATTAAGATCGCCAATCAGATGATCAGGTTGAAGCAAGATAAGACTATGCCAAAACCAAAGAGAGGTGAACTTCAATGGGTATATGCAAAAGGTACCAGGAAGATAACTGGTGTTGAGTTCATAGAGAACATCAATGGGCGTGTAGTTGTTTTGGAGGAACCGGAGAGAGATCCTAACGGTAAGCTATTTAAGAACCTGTACATAGGAGGTATTGACGGTATTGATATGGGTGCGAATAACTCCCTTGTTGGTGCTGACGGTTCCAAGTTCTGTGCAGTAGTTAAGAAGAAATACCTGTCTGCTGAGAAGACTGGTAACTTGTACGTTGCTTACTATTTGGATAGGCCGGGAGATGAGAGGGATGCTTTCGAGATCTCCCTTAAACTTGCTATCTGGTATAACTGTAAGTTCAATGTTGAACGTACCAAGAAGGAAGTAATCAGTTATTTCCGGGACAAGGGTATGTTACAGTACATGGCCAAGCAACCAAGTATCTGGTCAGGTGGTGTGGATGCAAGTAAGATCCCAAACATTTACGGTTCTCCTGCTCACGAGAAGGTTGTGATTCACTACAACAATAAGATCAAGGAGTATGTATGTGACTTCAGTGAACTTATCTTCTTTGAGGAAATACTAAAACAGTTGGGTGAATACTCCATTGAGATGAAACGAAAGTTTGACATGATCGCTGCCATGGGTATGTGTGAGATGTTGGATGAGGAGTATGATGCATCCGGGTTGGTTGCTAAGAGTACTCAGAAGGCAACTAACAATATGAGACTCTTTGGTTACTACTATGATACTGATGGGTATAAACAGTTTGGAGCGTTACCTGAAAGGGAAAGTTTCGAAACCCAGTACACAAAACTAGGATATGAGGCCCCTAAGGATCTGGACTCATTTGCAGAAGTACCACCTCTCAATTTTGTAGATCCTTGTGAGACGAACACAATAGGAACAACAGCACCAAAATTATTATTTGAATTATCGTTTTAATATATTGCAAATGAATAAAACATTAGGTATTTTCGTATCTTCTAAATAGAACAACTAAACAACAACGTAATATGATTAATGCTAAAGAGAATGTAGGGTCTGTAAGACCTCTCAGAGATTATGTAAAAGTAAAGGTAGAACTACCAAAAGAGATCAAAACCACATCCGGTATTGTACTCGCAAACAGCACAAAACTAAGTGAGTACTTCACAGACATTGAGATATATGAAGGAGAAGTTTTAGAACTTAGTCCCAACGCAGAAAAGAAATGTAATGGGTTCTTCAAGGTAGGGGACAAGGTTATTTTTGATCGGTTGTCCGAAGTTACTATTTCAACAGAAGGGGATGATTTCATCAAACTAGTTGAAGTAGGTATGCTTATTTTAAAGAACTCCGGTGAGTTTGCGGAATTCAATATTGACTCTTTTAAACCTTACAAGGATAGAGTTATTGTTGAAGTAGAGGCTTTCAGTAATATGACAAAAGGAGGAATTATTATCCCTGACACTGCAAAACGAGATAGTGTCTTGGATCGCAGTCTTCGTAAAGGGATAATTAAATCAGTTTCAGATGATGTAGATGAAGTAGTTGCAGGAGATAAAGTTATCTTCCACGATGCTTGCGGTGTCCCCATATCAGTAAGGAAAAAAGAATACAGAGTACTTGTCCGCTACGACTTAGTTGCGACTATAACAGAATAGAATCCTGATCCTCAGGGTTATTAGTACCCTTATACGAATAGTTTGCAGTAAGTGCAGGGAATGTGTATATGGTCTCGAAGGAGAGATCGTTAAGCATCTCCTGCACTTTTGGGTCATTAGAATATATCCCCAGTCCGTGCTGATCGTACCATTCAATAGTCTTGTTTATATTTTCTCTGTTGCTCATACCCATAGTTCGAAATATTATACTACAAAAGTAGTAGTTTAAATACCACACTTCCAACAATTACCGTATACTTTTTTTATTACCTATTTTTGAAGTATCTTGTTTTCTCGTTATAATATATTTGCAAATAGTAAAATTTATGACTATATTATAACCTATAACCCGAAAGCCGATGTACAATATTAACTCCATAGCCCTTAGCGATTACACTACAACCGAAGAAGAAAAGAAGAACGTAGACTACCTTGTTGGGTACACTGACTGGATGATTGCTGACCTTGTTTCGACTAATAGTTCTGCCAGACAGAAGTTTGCAAAGATGAGGGATATGTATGAAGGCATAAGAGATGAGAAGGAATTTAAGTATCTTACAGACAATAAAGGTATTGGCAATCCAGCCGAACTAAAATTCCGTCCTATTATTAGGAACAGGATTGATGTGATGATTGGATTACTGGCCTCTGCCACATTTGATTACAAGGTTACTGTAATGGATCAGGATACCCTTAGTGCAATGATGCAAGAGAAGGTCTTTGCTCACTTACAGGAAGTATACGCAGCTATAGACGAACATATTAAATTGTCTAAAAGCATGATGCCATTAGATCCAACTGCACAACCTGGTAACCCAACAACTCCATTGAATATTAAAAACCTCATCGAGGAAACCAAAGAGAAAGTTGATAGGGAGTGGAGATCTGTATTCGTACATACCTGTAACAATATGCTCAAGTATTTTCAAGAGGATATTGATATCGACATGCACCAGAAAAGGAAACTCCTGTTCGAGGATCTTTGTGTTATCGGTATAGCTGCCTACAGGGTCAGAGCCATAGAGAAAGGTAAACTTCCAGAGGTAGAAATTCTTATTCCTGAGAACCTTTATTACCATACTCGTAGAGACCAGCAGTATCTTAAGAATGCTCAAAGAATTGTATACGTTAGGTATATGACAAAGACCGAGATACTTACAAGGTACGGCCATTTGATGAGTAAGGAAGATATGGAGGATCTGTTTACACTTCCTACTATTACTAGAGGAGCTGCGATAAACAGTGCAGCTTTACTTGAACGTACATCCAGAGAACAACAGTTTAAAGGAGATAGGAAGACAATGAGAGAAGCTGACATTCATACAGTTTATGAATGCGAATGGATCGCAAATAACCCTTATGATATCGATCCTGAAGCCACCATGTTAAACCAACTTGTAGATGGTCCGGGTAAAGCAAATAAGAAACGATGGAGACAAGATAGGTATCAAAGTGTTCGCATAGAATCTGACATATACCTTGATATGGGTAAGAGTTCCTACATCGTAAGAAGTAAGAAGGACGAGAATGTTTGTCACACTACTTTTAACGGCATCCAGTATTCAGATAGGAGTGGAGATCCCTACTCATTATGTTGGAAAGCTAAGGATGTTCAGGATGATTCTGATATCCTAAGATACCATAGGGACAACCTTATCGCCAATAGTGGTGTGAAGGGATCCAACACAAACTACGATGCTATTCCTGAATTCCTAGATCCTGAACCAGTGACAAGGATTATGAAATACATGGCGTACAAAAAACAAGGTATTAGCCTTGTATCTGCTTCTCAGGATGGCGCAAAGGACTTTAATAATTATGGTGGTTTTGATGATTCACTTGATGGTAATTCTCTAAGTGCTATTAATGCAACCCTTCAGATGCTTGACGATGATGCCTCTGCAATCACCGGGGTAACACCGCAGATGATGGGTATGATCGAACAAAGGGAAGCAGTGAGTAATGCTAAAATGGGTGTAACCCAAGCATCCTTAGTTACTAAGAATCTTTTTGATCACCATGATATACTCACGAAGCACCTTATAACCGATCTTATTCAGGGGTGTCAGCTTACTTTGAACTCTGGGTACACTGGGTCATTTACGACTGCAAGTGGAGTGAATATGTTTAGTATCATGCCTAAGTATTTCTGTTACTCAGATTATAATATCCATGTAACCAGTTCATCCAACGAGTATGCAAAGAAAATGGAGATACGGCAAATGATCCCAATATTAATCAATGCTAAGATTATTGCTCCGGATGTTGTATTCAAGGTTCTGATGCAGGATAACGTTAGTGACATGGTGTACATTCTCGACCAGAGTATGAAAGAATCTAACAATTACCAGAGTCAGATTCAGAACCTTAGTAGTCAGAATGAACAGTTACAGAAAGATCATGCTGATGTAGTTCAACAACTTAAAAAGTTTGATCAGTTCAAACAGGAACTAGAGAGTAAGAAGCTTGATCTGGATACTTTCAAAGCTAAGGCCACTTATGAAATTGCTAAAGATACCAATGATATAAACCGGGAACACAAAGAGAGGGACATCGAATTGAAAATGGAAGGTATAAAACTAGAGAAAGACCAACTATACCTAAGTACTGGACAAGCACGTAAAATAAACGAGGACAAGATATGAACATAGTATTGAATTCTGACCTATTAGTGGTTAAAGGGATTGACAGAGAAGGGAAATTCTTTGTTGTCGAAGATAATATTGGGTTCTCCACTGGCGACGGTGTTCAAGGATTCAATAATTATAACACCTCATTTAATGATGGTCTGGACGTTCAGTACCCTAAAGTTGACGAGTTAGCATTAGTGCTTCTCGCATACTACAACTCCAGTTCAGGTATCAAGTTAGTTGTTCCTACAGGATCCCCTGTAGTGACTGCTTTGACTAAAGTATGTACAAACTACAACGATATAAGGAGAGTATTCACTTTCCCTATTGAGTTAGATGGATGGTACACTATCTACGCTATGGCAATCCCGACTGATAAAACTAAGTCTACCTATTACGATAAGGACACTAACCTCATCAAAAGTGATGGAGTAACTATAAGTCCTCAACAAGCACTCTCAATCTCCAGCATTCAGAATATCAGTATGGAGAACCTTTTTACTCCTCATATTGAACTTGAACTTGCAGACAGGATTGGAAAGTTAGCGGATCTGGGACTGATAAAGGGAAAGAACAGCCCTGAGTTCCACGACACGTTTAAAGCTATTTCTTATGTTGAGACTATGATTGTAGGTGCCAAGGTTAAGTTTGAAGATAGTGAAAAGAGCATCTCGCAAACATTAGTTGAAAGTGTATTAAACTCTAACCCATACGAATTCTGTTAATTATGGCACAAGCACTAGTAACGGTAGTTATCACTCCTTCCGGGTCCGGGACTGTAACAGGTGCCGGGTTATATGACATAGGGGCTACATTCACGTTAACCCCTACTCCTAATTCCGGGTACATGTTCGTTGGGTGGGATTGGGGACCTACGGATCAACCAACAAAATCTGGATCTAAAGGGCAGAGTTTATTACAGGATATATTGACCGGAGACACCCTTTGTACTGCAACATTTGTAGTGACACCTGTAATAACAGTAGTTGTGGATAGTTCCGGTGGGGGTACTGTAACTCCTTCAAATATACCTGTATATGGTTGGGGTAATTCTATTAACTTACTAGCCACACCAAACGCAGGTTGCAGTTTTGTGGCTTGGAAAAAAGCAGGTATAGTTGTTTCGACAACGGCAGCATATAGGGTTTACGTTGGTACCGTTGATGAAGAGTACGTTGCTTTCTTCAACACTCCTCATGTGGAGACTCCTCCCAGATTTCCGGGCGTATACCCAATTGCCAAGGAAGTGAAGTTGGAGATATCCGAATTCTTGATAAGGGCAAGGTTGAGATTATCAGATCTTGCAGTTGAGATAAATGAGAAGTCCATGTTTGGTGGTGATGTAGACGAACTTATTAGGGATGCAACAGTACTACGATGGTATATTCTAGCGGTCAGTTCTGATTATAATAATTGGACCGACTTGGAAATGACCCATAGGATCGACTACATTACAGATCACTACGATCTTATGGAGAAACCCTTGTATGGGGTTGACTGGTTGGATAAGTTCAAGCCAATAACTCCAATGATAATGTCTGGTATTGATGGTCAGGGTTCCCAATCTACTAGAGTGTGGAGAGTAGACTCTTCCTCAGATAGTGATTTGAGTATAGGAAACTTTGAACAGTTTGTAAAGACGGCTGGAAGTAATCAGGTTTATACAATGTCGAAACTTATTGAGGGCAAACAAGTAAGGTTGATTATAAAGGGTGAAAGTTTAAGTTCTAATCCTTTCCCTTCGTACTGTAGATTGGTTCAAGGCGACTTAAGTCTCTATAATCCACTTGCAGATAATGTGTTCGATCTATATGTAGATCGGGCTGTACCAGGTAGTGAGAGAGTATATGTCTCTTTTGTAAGTGGGGTAGGTCTCACAAAGAAAATAAAATCATTGATTTACGCAGCTTTTATATCCTAGCAATATGGCATTAAAATTTATAGTTGGAGTTGATGGAGAAAGCAGGTACCAGATAATAGATCAACGGTCTATACTTGTTCTGGGTCTTCCCGGTAATGAGTTTACTCTTACCAATCTCCTTTATGTATTCAACAAGACTCAGGACATAACATATTATATGCCGGTTGAAGGTGTAACATTATGTACTGTAGTAGGTGGTATTATAGCAATCAATCCATTGTTTGCACCAATAGATCCAAGGGACGAACTAATAATCTACTTGAATGCTCCTAGTAGTGGTTCCTCAGTATTAGGTACTTTGGATATAGCTACAATGGAAGGCACAGTAACCCTTCAAAAAGAAGGCATTGGTAATGCAACCAGTATAGAGTTACAGTTGGATTGGGAGGGAGTTAGTGAACCTTATGATGTGGAAGTCATAGTGAAAACGAGATCCGAGAGGTCTATGAAGTACACCTCACTTGATAAGACTATGAGGGGGATACTTGAAACTGAAGAAGGTAGTTTTGTATTTAGTCTGTGGAAATGGACTGCTGAAGACATTCAGTTGGAGGTAAAGAAAAATACGTGTGCCTCTGGTATTCTTACAGTTGCAATAAACACTAAACAATAAATCGAATGAAAGGAAGTATAGCATATTACCCACCTTTAGGAGCACAAGCCGGGGATGATGTCATTATCTCCTTGGACGAAAGAATTGAAACGTTGGAAACCATTAATACCGACAGTTCCTATGAACATAAACAAGATATCCCTAGTACAGTTTGGACATGTAATCATGGGTTTAATGACTATCCTAAAAGCACCCTAGTACTTGACCAAACTGGTGCGGAACTAACCGTTGGCAAAGAACATGTTTCATCTTCAGGGATAAAGGATAAGATAGATATAACTATAATAAAATTTAAGATACCTCAAAGAGGGGTTGCTTTTTTTAAAATTTAACCGCTAAAACAAATAATTATGTTGGCAAAATTAGGTAATGATTTAGACTTTTCACAGTGTCAGGCAATTAACATTGTCCTACACCAGTCAGTAACACCTCCCAATTCTCCAGTTGAAGGACAGGTATATGAGAATACCACCGACCATTTGATATACTACTACAATGGTACATCATGGGTAGATATCACAGGAGATGTTAAAAGTGTCGATAATTCGGCTAATGGAGGTTTAGTTGCTACTAACCCCGGTGGGCCAAATGTTACTCTCGCAATTAACGTAGACACGACTACGGTAGAAATTGTAGGTAACGTAGTTAGGATTAAAGACCTAGGGGTAGGGACTGCAAAATTAGCAGATAGTGCCGTAACAACTCAGAAAATACTTGATGCAAACATTACAAATCAAAAGATTGCAGATGGAGCAGTGAACGCCAATAAGCTCGCTTCTGATGCAGTTACTACCATTAAGGTACTGGATAAGGCAATTACATTTGCTAAGATCAATGATATACCTACTATGACTATTCTGGGTAGGGTTACAGCCGGTTCCGGTAATGTAGAAGTACTTACATTCAGTAATGACGGAACACTTGCTACGGATAGTGCAACTACAGTACTTACAGAACATGCCGTTAAAGTATACGTTGATGGTAAGATAGCTTCAATTGGAACTTTAGTAGGAGGTTTTGATGCTTCTTCTGTAAACCTTCCTGGTAATGCCGGGACTAAGAAAGGGGACTACTGGTGGGTAACTGTGGCTGGCACTTGTCAAGGTATTGTACTAAACGTTGGGGACGTTATCATTGCAAATAAAGTTGCTGCTAGTACTACAGTAGCAACTGACTATATCGCTGTTGAATCCAATAGGGATCAGGCCACTACTACTGTTTTAGGTCTAGTTTATCTTTCTACCAGCGCAGAAGCTATTGCCGGTACAGATACAGTGAAAGCCATTACACCTAAGGCATTGGCCGACTGGTTTGCTAATAAAATTGTACAGGCCACTGAGTCAGTGTTTGGGTGGTTGAAAATAGCAACACAGGCACAGGTTACTACAGGTACTGACGATACTACTGCTATTACTCCTGTTAAGTTAAGGACAGAACTTAACACCCAATTAGGATCAAGAGGGTACTCTCAGAATCTCCCGGCAACTGGTGCCGGTATAGATATAGTTATAGCTCACGGACTTGGTACTCCGAACCTTTGTGTTTCGGTGTATGATTTTACAGGCACTCCAATTTTACCTACTGTTACTGTAGCTCAGAGTACTCCTTACATTGTCACTTTAAATTTCAAACGGTCTATATCCGCTTTTGTAGTCAGTACTTCTGGTTACTATGTTGTTATAAAAAAGTAAATTAAATTATTATGATTGTTTCTGCACCTTTAATTTTAGACGATAATCTATTAATTGGCAGAGTCGAAGTAGGGAGCACCAATGATGTATTGGTGCTTGCCCCTACAGGCGAAGTCAGAAAACGTACCCTCGGATCCATGGCCTTTGGGTCAACCTCCGATTACGAACATTCATTAGGGTCTCCAGAATTAGATGGTTACGTTCTTTCTTCAACGTCTTTAGGTGTAAGGTCTTGGGTGCCCTTATATGGTAGCAGTGGTACCGTTACTTCAGTATCCATGACTGTTCCTGTTGGACTCTCTGTTTCAGGAACACCTATAACGAACTCTGGGACTTTGGCAGTGTCATTATCTGCCGGATACTCAATACCTACTATTGCATCACAGGGAAACTGGAATACAGCTTTTGGTTGGGGAAATCATGCAACCAATGGGTACTTAACAGGTATAACTCAGGCAATGGTCAATTCCGCACTTGGGTACACCGCTTACAGTTCTACTAATCCGGCAGGATACATTACAAGCATTACTAGTACTAACGTCACTATAGCTCTTGGATTTACACCATACAACAGTACTAATCCATCAGGATTCATAACTGGAATAACTTCCGGCATGGTAACTACTGCATTAGGATATACACCTGTTAGTGGTACCCCATGGACAAGTTTAGGTTATATAACTGGATATACTGAGACTGATACCCTTGCTAGTGTTACTGGGAGAGGTGCAACCACAACAACTGCAATTAATATTACTGATACAACACAAGCTAGTTTATATAATGTTGGGGCAATTAAAACATCTGGTGGTATTGCAGCAGTAAAAAATATTTATGCTGGAGGTGTTATTTATGGAACTGGATTTATGTCAACACATTCTTCTCTTCCATATTTCAATTTTGGAGATTCTGGTCAATATGGTAGTTTGCAATATGATATAAGTTTATCTAAAATTATATTCAAAGTAAGTTCAACTGAAGTAATTAGGTTTAATACAGGAGCAATTGAATTAACAAAACCTGTAACAGTTAGTGGTAGTTTATCAGCTTCTAATTTTTCAGGATCATCATCTGGAACTAATACTGGTGACCAAACCATACCTACAACCCTTCCGGCATCTGATGTCTATTCATGGGCAAAGTCCTCTTCAAAACCGGGTTATGCATGGAGCGAAATATCTAGTAAACCTACAAGTTTATCAAGTTTTACTAACGATCTTGGAAATTATGGAGGTTGGATAACAGGATATTCCGAAACTGATACTTTACAATCTGTAATGACACGTGGTAATGCTACAGGTACAACTTTAACTTCTTCTAGTACAGTTCCTTTTGCATTTATAGGTAATACAAACACAGGTACTTACAATCAAACTCAGATATATGTAAATCAAAATAATACCTCTGGAAATACATCTAATGGAATTGTAATTGAACGTGGCAGATTAGCAGATAATTCATCTGCTGAAATAAGATATTTTACAATTGCAGCAAGAGGTGGCCAAGTTCAATGGCAGGTAAATGGAGCAGGAGGTACTTGGCAATCAGGTACTATATCAGCTTCTAACTTTAGTGGGTCTTCGTCAGGTACAAACACCGGGGACCAATCAATACCTTCAAGTCTGCCGGCATCCGATGTTTATAGTTGGGCCAAAGCTTCCTCAAAACCCGGATACTCGTGGACAGAAATATCCAGTAGGCCGACTGCACTTTCTCAATTTTCTAACGATCTTGGTAACTATGGTGGGTTCGTAACAGGAACACCTTGGACTGGATATGGTTATTTAACTGGCACTCCTTGGACAGCATACGGATATATTACTTTACAAAATGCAGGTATTTCTGGAGCACCTACTTCTGGAAACTTAATGCTAGATGGAGTTCAAGGTTCAGGAGTAGTTTTAAAAGATGAATCTTCTGGTACAAGATGGCAACTTCATTCTCATGGGGATAGACTTAGAACCTACAATGGTTCTACTGAACTGACATTTGTCGCAACTGCTGATCTTGGTTCGATGGCTTACGCCAGTACTGGAAGTTACTACTCTTCCGGAAACCCTTCAGGATTTATTACTTCTTCAGGATCATGTAACTACTCTTCCAGTACTGGATCGGTTGCATGGGGAAATGTATCATCAAAACCTACCACATTATCCGGATATGGTATATCCGATTGGGTATGGGGAAATTATGGAGATATAGGTAATGTACCCGGTGTTTCAGGATGTTATTACTTTGCTGGTAGTTCTCCTATTCCCGGACAATCTGACGGTACTGTATGGTACCATGCTTATCCTGCTGCACCTACAACTTGGGGAAGTCAGTTAGTTCAGAACTACCGTGATGGTAGAATTTACGTCAGAGGTAGAAATAGTGGTTCATGGAGTACCTGGTGGACTGTTATTGATTCAGGAAATATAGGTTCTCAATCTGTAAGTTATGCATCCTCTGCTGGTAATGCTGATACGGTAGATGGTTGGCATCGTGATGATCTCAGGGCTTATAGTAACCTTACCGGGCAACCTACTGCTTTGTCACAGTTCACCAATAACCTTGGAAATTATGGAGGTTGGGCAGACTCAGGACACTCACATTCCGGGTACATGAACATTGCAGCTAACAGGTTATACGATAACTACACTGGTGATGCAATGTATAATTACAATGGGAGAATCTACAATGGATGGCTCAATGATACTGTAGCTGTAAACTACTCCAATAGTACGGGGTATATTGCTTGGGGAAATGTTAATGGAAGACCCGGTAGTTTGTCCCAATTCTCTAATGACTTGGGGAACTATGGTGGATGGATCACCTCAGGAGGATCCTGTAGTTATTCCTCAAGTTCGGGTAATGCTGATACAGTGGATGGTCAAAACTTTGCTTGGTCTAATAGAAATAATAATCCTACCTACTTATGGGGTGTTGACAATAATGGTGACAGTTACCTTGCATGGAGAGCAGGAATGAGTGTAAGTTACGCTGATAGTGCCGGAAGTGCAGGTAGTGCAACTAACTGTACAAATGCGAGGTACTATTACGATGAGTACCGAGGTGGTTATAGAGGTTCTTCAGACCTTTATGTATCTTACGCTTACAATTCAGGTTATGCAAGTTCCTCAGGTTATGCAGGTTCTTCTGGGTCAATCTCTGGGTACAATAACCCATCTACAGGTGCGGATGCTAACACTATCGCATATAGGGATGGTAGTGGTTATCTAACTGCTGTACAGTTTTACGGTACGTCAACAAAAACTGCGAAACATGATATTAAAGTGTTGGAGAATTTTGATGCTATAAAGTACAACAACAGTATAGTAATCAATACATACTTTTGGAATGGTTCAAATGATTTTGGACTTGGATTTATAGCAGAGGACACTCACTGGTGGTTATCAGGTAAAAAGAAAAAAGGTCATAATATAAATCACCATGTAGGGATACTTACACTTGCTTTACAACAGGTAGATGCAAAGATTGATAACAAGTATGCTAAACTTGAAAAGGAGATAGAAGAACTGAAAAAACAACTAAAACAATTCAAAGATGGCAGGAACTAACATACTCTGTACAGAATCTTTTTTGGCTAGTAACTTTGCTCTGAAATCAGGGAAAAGTTCTAACTGGGACAATACAAGGATGCTATCAGTATCTGAGATACTCCCTAAGTACCAGGTAACCGTTTCCGGAAATAATGATTCAGCACGTAGACCTAGGCAAAACGAGATAGTTGCTGTGACAGGTGCAACAAACTGGCAAGCACATACAATGCCTTACAATATGACAGGTGTAGCTTATGGGAATGGGCAATTTATAGCCATTACTAACAATGGAGGGGCAGGTTCTATATGGACATCCGTGGATGGTAATTATTGGGCATCTCAGTTAATAGGTAACACTTACAATTGGTATTCCATTGCTTATGGTAATGGGACATGGGTTGCAGTCGATAATACTGCACGTTGTATGACTTCAACTAATGATGGCCTATCATGGACAGTTCGTACAGCCTCCAATCAAAGTGGTACTATTCCAGGTATAGTTTTCTGTAATGGGTACTTTGAATTAAGTTATGCAGCAGGTAACTGGAATGGTCGATCCACTGATGGGATTACATGGAATAGTAGTTCTGGAGGGAATGCTAGTTGGTTTGACACAGCATACGGCAACAGTAAGTATGTTAAAGTAGGAATCGCAAATGGTTCTCAGTTTAAATCTTCAACAGATGGATTAAACTTCTCTGCATTGCAGAACCAGACATCCATGAAGAACCCTTACACTTCTATAGCATACGGTGCAGGTATATTTGTAGCCGTAGTGGACTACCAATCTACTTACTACTACCCCTCACTTGTAGGTAATCTAACTTCTCCGGATGGTGTAAATTGGACTTTACGTTCTAAGATCAGTTCCCCCTTTGATCCTACAATGATTAGGTACGGTAATGGTACTTTTGTATGTGTTGGGACTAACTCATACTATTACCAAACTATAGCAATCTCTACCGATGGTATAAATTGGACTCTGCAAGGGATTAGTTTAAGTGCCTTGAATGCTGTAGCTTACGGTAATGGTCTTTGGGTAGCTGTTGGGAACGGTAACGTTACTTGGGCAGACGGTTAGAAAGTATAATTTATTTTTAGTACATCTATTTTTATAATGATATTTTTTGTATATTAACAATCACAGCGAGTACGCAATTTTTGAATCAATCTTATAAACCTTAAACCAAACACAAATGGAAACACTATTCCAGAAAATTCAGCTTGTAAAAGAAGCTCTGCAAATGCAAGAGCAAATTCCATCAGTAGACAATCCCGCAATATTTACCATGACCCCGGTAATTACAGGAGACGATAGGAAGGAACTTATAACAGCTTACAAGACTATGTTGTTACAGTATGTAGCAGCTTAATTATCATTAACCTAGTTGAGGCTATTCAGTTAGCCTCAACTTTTTAATTTACATCAATATGCAAGAAAGTAAAATGCCTAAGGCCGTTAAGGAAGTACCAGAAGACGCCATTAAAAAAAGAGAATTGTCTACTCTACTTCAAGGACTTAAAGGAGTTGGTGAGCTTCAGGATAAGAAGTTCTCACTCGCAATTTTAAAGAATTTCAAACGCATTAACTCAGAACTCAAGGATCTCCATGAGATCAGGGACAAACATTCTGATAATGTGAAACTTTATATCGAACTTATTGATGCTCTTAAATTGGAGTATGCAAGAAAAGACAATGCCGGTAAAGTTATAACAGTCAACCAACCAGACGGAAGTGTTACCATTAACATTAAGGATGAGGTAAAGTATTTAAGTGCCTTAGAAAAATTGAAAGAGGCTAATCCAGAAGATGCTGCTGAGTATGAGAAAGATCAGAAGGACTATGAGAACTTACTTGACACCCCAGCAACATTCGAGATTTATAAAATAGATTATGATGAAGTTGTTCCAGAAAACATTAGCCCTTCACAACTGGGAGGCATAGATCCTTTTGTGATATACCCAGAAGACTAGTTTTATTTTTCAATGTTACTCAATAATCTACCTTCACCTACATCATAATTTATATTTAGATGTGGGTGTATTTTTCTACTCTTTGTAGGATATTAAATTAAAAAGTATTAAATTATACTGGTAAACTTAAACTATGAAAACAACTCTTATACTGTCTTTATTTGTAACACTTGGATACGTTATCCACTTCATAGCTAAGATAAGAGATGCTAAGACCAAACAAGAGGTTTTCCCTTATCGTAGCCAACTTATAACTTCGATAACTAGCTTAGTTGCGATTATCGTTACAGTTCCCTTTAGAACTCATCTTATAGCTTTTTTCCCCTCCTTAGGTGCTCCCGGAATCATAGATAACTATATCTTGTGGTTCCTTATTGGATATACTGGGGATTCCATTATCAAGAATGTTATGAAGTCCGAAAGAACCATGTTAAGTGTGCCCTCTACTGTTGAAGGTGAAGAAGAAACCAATAAACCAACTGATTAATCTTTAACAACTTAGAAATCAATGGCACCTGTAACTACAGATTCAAAGAATCGTGAATGGAAACTTAGAGACATTCTTACAATAGCAGTCGGATTAACAGTAATGCTATCTTGGGCACAAAATCAATTTGGAAACTCTGCTGAGTCCGCAACAAAATACTTGGAGTTAAAACAAGAGATAACTGAGGTTAAACAGACAGTCAGTAAGCTCGATGATAGGAAGGTTGATAAAGAAGTATTTAATATGGTAATGAGTAAACTTGATCAAATAGGTGTTAAGTTGGATGCCCATATTGCCAGTTCACACACAGATAAAAAATAAATTTGTTTTTAAGGTAATTATTAAGTATATTGTTTAATCGTTAGGATATATCAGCAACAAATGAAACACATAGTAGAAGGGTACAAGAATCTTATCTTGTCTATCGGAAGAAACCCTAGCCACTCTGTTGAAATTAGAGCTAAAGAAAGGTTGGATATATGTTACGATTGTACTGCAAGGGTTACGGTAGTCTGTTCAAAATGCGGTTGCCCTCTACCAGCAAAAGTGAGAAGTAATGAGGATTGTGGTTTAGATAAATGGCCTAAATAAAAAGGAATGACAGCAAGGGAAGTATATGAAGCCGTATTGATAGAAATGAAAAGGATCGGGGCACCGGATCTGATGCTTGATGAGTGGAATCACTATCTCAACAAGAGCATCTTTGAGATCTGCAACGAGAACTACAGGTCTATTGATATTAACCAGGAGAGTTCTGACGATGTTCAGGTACTCAAGGCTAGAACTGTACTTACAGGTACTGCCCTTTCACTAATTGGGCAACCTTTTAATGGAGCAACAGAAGCCCTATACCGGGTTAACCTTCCGGCAAATTACTTCCATTTATTGAGCTGTATTCTTACCTACTCAATAACCAAGAATTACAAGTGTTATGATGCCGGTAATAAATTAAAGGTTCCCACCAGAAGACTTACCTCCGATATGAGAGCTAACACCCTTCTGAATGACTGGACAAAACCTCAATTTAAAGTTCCCTACCACTCAGTATTCTCTAATGCAAATCAGATACTTGGGAACTGGAAAGCAGCAGTTGACAAGTACGATCCTGCAACAGTACAGGCTACAATCAACACCGTGGCTGGAAATACAGATGGTCACAATGCGTACATCGATGTAGATAAAGATGGTAAGTTTGATGCAGGTGACGTGATGTCCGGACCTATCTTGGAAATCAACTATGGTTCAGATAACTCCATATTCACTTTAGTAAGTGTTGACTTGGAGTATTACAAAATACCAGCCTTAGTCCGGTTAACAATGGACGAACTGGATTCAACCGAAGACAACTCGCAGATTATGGAATACTCTCATAATGTGTGCTTAGATATTATAAAGAAATGTGTGCAACTGTTACTCCTTCATTCTAATGACCCCAAACTACAACTCTATATGGCCGTAAATGGAATGGGAGTACAGTCTGCACAACAGCCCCAACAGATTCAGCAACAGCAGGGCCAAGCATAAGTATGACAGATGTTTAATAAATAAAAAGAGACAATGGATTTTGAAGAAATGTACAACAAGTTAGATGAATCTGAGGAGGGAAGTAAAATTCTAAACGCAGGTGACGAAGGTACTCCGGGAGGTTCTGAAGGGACTCCTCCGGAAGACAATGAAGAAGGTGAAGGCTCCGACCACCCAGAAGGTGAAGAAGGATCAGAAGGTGCTGGAGATGCTCCTCAACCTAGTAGTGTTATTAACTCCTTCCTTGAAAGGTATGGTGTTGAGAATGGAACTATTAGTTATCAGGATGGGACTACAGCAGTCTTTTCAGAACTACCAGTTGAAGAACAACTCGAAGTACTGGAGACATTAGCTCAGTCAACTTCTCCAAGTGTAGAGTCAGAATATGGCCTTGTACAAGAAGAGATAGACGTTCTCAATGCTATGAGAAACAACAACCTTACATTTGACGAGATCGTAGATCAGGTAGTTGCAAGTAGATTACAGGAGAGAGAACTTAACAGTCGTTTCGGTGCAGCTACAGACTTCAGTAAAGTTGCTACAGATGATATCTACAGGACGTTCTTACAGGAACAAAATCCTGAGTATACTCCGGAGGAAATTGAAGAAGATCTGGCCCTTGCCAAGGAGAATAAAACCTTTGATGTTACAGTAAACATTCTAAGGGGTAAGTATCAAGAGCAACAGGACAAAGAAAGAGCTACCTGGTTAACTAACCAAAAGTTCAATGAACAAGCCGAACTTGAGAACGACAAGAAAGAGATTGTAACTGCTGTATCAGGACTTACAGAAATAGCCGGTTGGCCTATTGACGATGATATGAAGAACGAGGTTCTTGAGGATCTGGTAGAAACAGATGCTAAAAACCAATCAAAGTTCATGCGTGAAGTCCTTAGTGATCCAATAAAAATGTTCGAAGCAGCTTGGTACATTAAAAACGGTCCGGCTCTGTTTGCACGTTTGGATGCCCACTATAAAGAGGAAGTTCGAAAAGCAAAACAAGGAACTCCGGCAACACCTAAGAAAGTGGAAGTGCAACCAGAGAGTCAGTCTTTCAATAAACGTAGACAACCTGAGATACAGCCACCACAACAGAACCCAGCAATCAAGAAAAATATACCTGAAAAGTTTATCAGTTTAGAGGATTTTGCAGGACAGTAGAAACAATTGTTAAATTAAATCAAACCAAATGAGAATTATTGATCGTGAAACCGCATCATTGGCTCTGAGTTCCTCGACTCGTACCGTGCAAAACTTCGGTAAACTGTTGAGTACAAAGCCTGAAAAATTAGGACAAATTGTCCACATGAAGCCGGACTTGTCGATTTCTATGTTGACCGATGCATTGCAGAATGTATATCGTCAGGAGAAACAGTCAAAGTCTACCTTCACTCCAATCAACGCTATGGCTGTTGAATGGCAAATTGACGTTAACTACATCCCTAAGGTACGTGTTACTGGGGCTATTTCCGGAAACGGTATCGGTGGAAAACCTGAGACCATTACTCTGGAGAAACGCTACTATGACCGCAACGATACCTTTGCTTTGGATAATCGTCAGCAGTTGTTTGTAATGAAGAACCCTGAGATGAAAGGCCCTACCAAGTGGGAATATACAGTTGTATTGATTGGTAATGACCCTATCCGTACAATTGATACTGCTTACGGACAACCAGGACGTAATACTCGTTATCGTTCAAATTATCACCCTGAACTTTCAGAACGTGGTTACACCAAGTTCACTTCCAATACTGAAACTCACCGTAACTACCTGTCACGTCACCGTGCCTCTGTAGATTGGTCAGCAGATTTTGCTATGGAAGAAGATGTTTATATTGCTGACGGTAAAGTTGGTAATGAAACCATCTACAAGATGAACAAAAAGGAGAAGGATTGCTTGGATCAGTACTTACTGGCTCGTGAGAATTCACTTCTGTTCAGCGAATGTAACTTCGACATCAATGGTAAGTGTTTGCTTCAGGATGAAAAGGGTAGAGACATCCCAATGGGCGATGGTATCCTTCCCCAGATCCAGAGAGTTTGTGACAAGTTCACAGTATCTAACATCACGACTGAGAAGTTCGAAGATGCTATGCAGGTTATGTCTGAAAAGTCTACTAAGAAATTAGGAAACACTTGGACTATCATCTGTAACGATAAGTTCTGGAACAAGTTTAACCGCTTGATGAGGAATGACCTTCGTTTCCAAGGAACCGACAATGCTTACTTCTGGTCTAAGACTGCCGGTAATATCAAGGTTGGTGCCACTTTCACTTCATACGAATTTGCAGGTAATACCTTGGTATTCATGCTTGATAGCACCCTGTCTTTGGAGTATGACGATAGAGCGTTTGCGATCATGTTGGATGTCGGAAAAGACGAAGTGTCAGGCCGTCCAAATATCGCAACCTTTACTCGTGAAGGTGCAGAGATCACTACTGGTAACTTAAATGGTATGGGTGGTGCATCAGGTAAAGAGTCTGGTGAAATTTCAACTTCGGTTCATGGTTCAAGTTACCACTTACTCGGTTATTCAGGAGCAGTAGTCTTCAACCCTTACCGTTCTTTGATCATCGAAGAAGGTATTGCAGCCTGAGTTTAGGTAAGTTTTTTATAAGTAGGGGATGAAATATTCCCCTACTATTTTATGTTACATGATAAAAAGTATTGTACAATGAGTACTGTTAAAAATGAATTGACTGGAGTAATCATACTTAAGTCCGTGTTCTCGAAGGAACGCAAAGTACACGCTCAACCTGCAAAGGACCTAAAAACTAACTGGTTCAAAGGGGTAGCGAGAGTGTCAGAAGATGAAAAGAAGAAATTGGATATGTGGGTAGACCCTGACGTAACGTTGGTTATAACTCACAATATGCAGTTTGATCTATCGAACAAGCAAGATAGACTTAACTGGAACTGGTTACAGTACATTCCGGACATTGCAGATTCTTTTGAAGCTGCCCAGATGTCTAAAACTGCTCTGTTCTATGTTGATAACATTGAGAGAGAGGCTAAGAAATCTATTGCAAAAGATGAACTTGTATTCACTGCTATGAGACACGTAATGGACGACAAACCGTCTAACTACGCAATTAGAGCACGTTTACTCGGTTTCAATATGGAAGGTGAGCAACCAATTGTTATCAAGGAGTTCTTGCTAAAACTGGCAAAAGACATTAAAAGTTCTGCCAAAGTTATCTCTGCTTACGAGTCAAACGAAACAACTGTTCAGCTTATCTTCATAAAGGCCACCGATAAGGACGTTATCAAACTTACTAACGGTGCATACATGTTCGGGAATATTGTTCTGGGTGTGACTGTTGATTCAGTCATTGCATTTTTAAAGGATCCTACAAATAGAGTTATTCTGGACGAACTCCACAAAGAGTTGAACCCAGAGGACTATATTGATCCTGCTGTTATCAAGGAAGCAAAAGGAAAGAAGTAATCACTTTGATCAAATTAATACTAACTTTTAAATTTTAATACCATGTTTACACTAGGGTATAAAGAGAATGTCATTAACGATGTAGCTTCACAGTTACTCGTTGTTGATGCAGCCGGTAACGCTGCAACTGTTGCTGCAAATGTAGCAACCGTAGTAGTACCTGGAATGGGTACTTACGAAAAAGCAAAGATGAGCAAGATTGTGCTCTCTCGTGCTGTTCCTAAGAAAGCAAAGATCGCAACAATAACTCCTGCTACAGACGTAGTTTTTTCGTCTACCGTAGAACCTGTGAACGTACAAGTTGCAATTGAAGTAAAATCTGCAAGACATGAGGCTGAATTTATTCAGGCTAAACAGTACTATGGTGAAACATACCTGTTTGATTTCACCCTTGCTGTCGGAGCTTCTAACACTGACTTCACAAACGCATTGTTTGCAGCTATTGATTTTCGTCAGAAATCGTACAATGATCTTCCTTTCTCTGTTACGAACAACGCAGGTGTACTGACATTTACCTCTAAACCGGGTAAGGAGCATATCGACTTCGATTTCCATAAATACACCAAACCGAAAGCAGTTTCGCTGCATGGTAGTGGAGAAGTTTATGGTGCTGTTACAACTCTGAAAATGACTGTAACTCAGGTTGCTGTTGAAGGTACAGGTCTTGGTGCATGGATTGAGCAGAACGTTTCAATGCATACTCCTGATCAGTGGAATCCTTATGGCCAGAGAGAGAAAGTTGACATCTACGGTAAGTATATGACTCTTGCATTTACACATTCATTTGTGTCTGATGCAGTTGCAGCTCCCGGATTTGTTGGTGAAACTTCTCAATCAGGGACTACTGACCAGATCATCTATATCAACGAGAAGGATCTGGCCAATGTTGGACTTGTAAGTACTATCGAAGCTCTTTTGGGTGTAGACGGTGCTGTTGGTTTCGACAAAGCAGGTACATTGGTTGCCGGTGCTGATGCCGGAGATAAAACAGATGCCTTTATTGCATAACAGTAAAGTAGACGTTTTATAGATAATTAGAATGCCCGGCCTTGTGTCGGGCATTTTTAGTTTGGATTCTATCATAATTTTAATTATATTATAACCTCGTAATGACATATCCCCAATACACAAAACATGGGCTGGACAGTAAGTAAAATAGCATCTACTATAGATAACAATGCACGTAACGGTGAGCATGGAGTAACGAACAGTGCAATACCTATTACGCAAATTGAGCAAGAGGTAATTACAGAGAGAATGAGTATTCTTTTTGAGGCCACTAGAAAGGGAAATATTCCTCTTCAAGGATTGTATCAAGACATAAACGGTATTCCGGTAGACAGTATGGATATAGCCAAGATACGTCAAGTGTCCTCTAGTCAGAAAGTAAAGCACTTTACAGTGCCTAAAATAGCCTCATTGTTTGGAGAAGATGCCATTGATTATATTGGGTCTCCTCTACGTGATGCGTTCTCATGGAAGGTCTACACAGATAATAGGTTTACAATGCACAAGTACAAGAGCGTTACTCACAGTAAACCCTTTGTATGGATAGACTCGTCTCCCAGAGAGGATGGTAACTATGATGCATTCCTGTTTAACTATCCCAAACTTATTCAGTTCATTTCAATGACTGCAATCTTTGAGAACCCTTATGATGTCTTGGATTACTCAGGTGGTGTAAGAACCGATGAGTTCCCTGCTCCAGAATGGGTGGTTGAGGAAATCATTAGTAGGTTGTCAAAGAAATACATCTATTTCTATCGTCAGTTAAATTCCCCAAGTCAACCTAATACTCAGTCGGATATCACCACCTAATCAATAACATAAAACATTTCAAGAATGCAAAATTCATCTGACATACCTCAGTTTACAATATACAGTGCTCTGGCAACCTTTGATGAACTCTTTGGAGTTAGGATAAAGGAATCCAGTTTTGACGAGTGGGCCGGAATAGCTTCAAAGAAAGTTGGTAAGAATGTCCGTAATGTTAAGTTGCACCAGCTTGTAAAAGAAGATGGGTCAGTAACTTTACCTTGTCGTGCATTCACTATAAGGGCAGTCTCTATTAATCTTCACAACTTTACTCAATGGGGAGCAGATGAAGCCAGTGGAAATATTAAAGAACTTACTCCAGGAGAGTATACATTTGATACTAGCCCCGGAATTACGGTTCCCGGAGAGTATGTTGACTTTACCATGATAGATGAATACACTCTTCAGGTTGATCCCCGGTTGGCCGGCTTCAGAGTCTACATATTATTAAAGGAGATCATTACTGACGGTGATGGTGAAGTACTCTATACAGAAAAGCAAATTGAGGCTATTGCATATTATGTTGCCTACATTATGACTCAGAGAGACATCTTCGCAGGTAAACATCCTTCAATGGATCTTCAGACTATTTTAACTTTGGCTAATCAGAAAATATCACAAGCCAAATCTCCAACATACATTACCGACAATCAGATGGATGCAATACTCAATGTGAAGACTTCATTTGGTAGAAAGTCGTTTAATCAAGACTATAAATCAGAGTAGTATGATCAGAAATCAACTAAAAGATGAAAGGAACAGGCCACCGTTGCGAATGCTCGATGATAAGGAGTTCTTCAAGCCAGTAAAGTACCCAACATACCATTGTGCAAACATCTATGATATATTTCCTGTAAATAGGGACTATAGCTTCATCTCCGGACTTATTGACTTAAACAGGAGGCATAAGACCAGTAATAAACGTGCCCTCGCCATAAAGGTGTTTCACGAGTTTTTACGGTCCGCAATAAATGGGATAATTGAGAACAATGATATGTTAATACTTCCGGCATTCAGTTCATGTATTTGTGCTGAAAGTATTCCAGATCAAGTTTGGAAGAACAGAAGGAAACGAGGTAAGTTCCGTCACTTTGATCCTATAACAACTGCCGGGAAAGTTTACGGTATAAAATACAGATTCAAAAAGAATGGTGAGTGTCGCAAGTATGAGGTTGTTCTTGATAAGGCAAGGTTTCAAAGATTAGTTGATCTTCAGAATTCTGGCAAGAAATACTTTGACCACGCAAAAAATTGGTAGTATGATCAAAAACTATAAAGACTATATTCCTGAGTTAAAGGAAAAATTTCCGGATATCCCCAGTGAAGTACTGGATGAAATTGTCCGGGTTGGAATAAGTGGTATACAGTACCTGGTAAACAGGGATCACGATATCTACATTGAGACTACAGGAACTAATACAGCGAACAGGTTCGGGCTTATCCGGCCAAAGTATATGTTCCTTAAGCGAAATGACAGGGCAAGAAAGAACTATTTTAGGTTACACGATTTAAGAAAACAGAGAGAAGATGCAGCAAGCTATTAATACTTTTATTGGAGGGATTGCTTCGGACTCTACACCAGTTAGCTCAAGTCCTCAGACATTGACGGATGCACTAAATGCAACCCTTATTTCCAATAAAGGAGACCAAGTTGAATATCAATCATTGAAATCCAATGTTCCTATACTCAATTCTAAAAGAGTTCAGTATGTTTCTACGGTCCCTATTGAGGATGTTCCAGTAGATAGAGGGAAGTCTTTAGCCAGTATTGAAATCACTGCTAATGATGAACTTCCTCCCGGATGTGAGGTACTGGTGTATGTTAAGTATTTGGGAATAGATATTCCTGAAGGGTATACTTATTCTGGTATCGAATTTAGGCCGGGTATGTTTATAAATGTCCCTTATGATCCAACCAAGACTGTTGAGTATGTTAGAGTAACTCCCCAAATACCTAGTGTTGTTCCGGGAACTTTAGTATTCTATTCTAAGGTTTATTCCGAAGAATGTACAAGGAACGATTGTGATCCTGATTCTGATGGATCTACTGTGAACTTTACTTCCATCGTTAATCAGTTCTACTCCCTAGTATCCCAAGAAGATGCAGATGATAAGGCAATTACATGGGTTAAGGCTGGTAAACAAGATTATGCAAATAATAGGGGAGTATGTGTTCTTAAACCTGTATTCTGGAATGAAGAACAATCTGCGATTAGGACTAAAAACGATTGTGGAGAAGGTGCTACAGGTAGTGAGGTTACTTTCATAGTTGAAGCAAACACTTTCAGTTCTTTTGTTGATCTAAATTCAGCAAACCGATTAGCACTTGAAACTGTCAATGCTGGAGCACAGGATTACGCAAATGCAAATGGTACTTGTATTCGACCAACTTTAACATTGACCTTCACTTCTACCAATGCAGATAATATTGGGGGTAATAATGGTACGGCCACTGTGACTGTAGCCGGAGGAGTAGGAAATTATAGTTACTCGTGGAGTAATTCGCAGACCACTTCTGGCAGTCCTTCAACATCTAATACAGCAACCGACCTTTCTGGTGGGACATCTTACACGGTTACTGTCATTGACGGTAATGGCGACACTATTACTGCATCGATATTGATAGGACAATCAACTTTTATATTTGATGCTGACTACATGGTACTGACATATCAGTTCACCGATGGCTCAGATTTAGATACTCGTACTAGGATTGTCTCCCCAAATGTAGGGCAGACAGAACAAATAGATTACCTTGGATGGGGTAGGCAACCAAGTTGGCCAAATGCAGAACCTTATTATTTGATATGGGGTGGTGATAATACCGGAACAGGTTACGAAGCTGTACTAATAGACCTTGTGAAGTTCAGGGAGCAGTACCCTGAAGAGACTCAAGTTATAGTTGATGCAAGGGCATTCTGGTACGGAACAGTTGGAGTCCAACCTGTTAATGTTGAGGCAACCCTTTACAAAGGTGGTGAGATGATTGCTCAAGGACCTGAGGGAACACCGGCACATAGCTTCACAAACCCAACGGCTGATGCAACTTATATTATCTCCTCTGTTTCTAAAGTAGTTACCGCAGCTTCGAGAGAAAACACATTTAGTGGTGAACGAATTGCAACACTTACCTACAACTTAACTACGAATACTGGAGTACTCGACAACAACGATACCGTAACTCCTTCAATATAAAAGAAAACTATGACAACAGACGAATTGAAGAATACCTTAACAGTTAGAGTAGGTTACTTTGAACAAGGTAATGTCGGGCTTCCTGCGGATAATAAAATTCTTGGTGTGAAGGAATATAACAATGTTGCCTATATTGTATCAGGTATTCCTTGCGCTTATCAGGTTAAGAAGTCCGAGACTAATAATTTTGGACCAATACCTTTTGATTCAATTAAAGAGAAGTACCCTGAACTATATTCTCCAGTGGCAACAGATGGCAGAAGGAACATCAACAATGAAAGTGTTCAAATAACCTCACCTTCTACTAGTACCCGGACATCCTACGAACTCTATCACAAACATAGTGCATCCGGGTTTGGACTATTCACCACAGGAGTTTCAGAGTTAGAGATGAAGTTCGTTCCTGTCTATACTGCTGAGATGGATGGTTCGTATATGTTTGATATGGAGGTCACTTCACTTACGGATAAGAAGAAACCAAACTTCCACAATGTAACTCTAAACCTTTACAGTGCAACTAATCAAGGTAGCCTGTTAGCAACTACCGGCTTTTTGGAAGGTAGGCACACTTCTATGATAGAAGGTTTCAGGTCTGTAACATTGAACCTTAAGAAAGGAGATAAACTTTACTACGGTGCAATAGGACAAGCTACAAATGGAGGTAGTATTGATCAACGTGTTTTGGCTTACTTTACAGTTACCAGTGCCCCTGTATCAAGAGAGATTTCCTCTATTGTAAATATTGAGGCACCAGTTGTGTTTCCGGCATCATCAAGGTTCTGTAGTAATGGAGGTTTCAGTATAGCACCTAAAATGTTAGGAGGTATACTTGATTCAGGTTACTCTATTGCCATTGGAGAAGGTCCCTTTATGGACACTAACGGAGTGTGGGATAGTAGGGTAGACGGTAACTACAACCTTGCACCCGGCACATATACGGTGTATATAAAGAAAACAAAAGGTATTTCAACATATTATCTAAGGGATATTGTAACCATTGGTTATGAGTCAAGTGGACTTGCATGTATTCCAGACCTTAACATCAATGTCGAGGTTTACGCCTTCACGGATGTTTCAAGTCCATTCAAAGCAAAACTATGGTTCGTTGACGATACCCCTAATTACTCAGGTTGGTTTAAATTTGGGTACACCATAAATGAAGTATCTTATCCAACTACTCCAATAATCCAACAGGAGAAAGCGATTCTTTTAACTATACCTCCTTTAGGTATTGGTACAGTGGTAGAGTTCTTTGTTAAGGAGGTTGCTCCAAATGACGGAGGGTCCTCTCATCCATTGGCTGATCCCGAGTGTTATAGAGAGTCCCGGTTATCTGTACCGATATCCGATACTGTAGGTTTAAACAACTATAACATTGAAGTAGGTACATACCCTTCTCCTAATTATGATAACCTTTCTTTGAAAGGTACACTTGAAAACCAATACAGGCCACTTAACAACTTTAATGGTGATGTATTTAAAGTTGACTCTCTTTTCATTTCCGGGAATAACTACCTTGACATGGAGATACAGCCAACTTACGATGGTTCCGCTAACATTATATTTGTTGAGGCTGGTGCTGCTCCAAGAATTGTAAACTCTGGTTTCACAGTTCTTCCAAATGGAAATTATGAAATCATCAATAGGAATACTGACAGGGACACCAACTCGTATAACTCCAGAAATGTAGATGTTAGTACACGTCTGTTTCAGTATGTAGAAAACATTCCAAAACTTGAAGTGTCAAAGGTAAACCCTTCAGGTGGAAAACTTGAAGTTGGCACTTATAAGTACTTCATAAAGTTTGGTACAGTTGATGAGAATGAGACTGACATACTTGAAGAAACTGGGTTAATCCCGATATGGCACGGTGATACCATTGGCTCAATAAGGGGTGGTAAGTCTGGTGATGTAACAACCAAATCAATCGAACTTACTGTTAAGAATATCGACCCTTGTTTTAACCATGTTGCACTTTACTTTGTAATTAACTCAGGGGACACTGCTAATGAACCAAGGGCATATAAAGTAAGTAAGAAATTCATTATTCCAGATGCTACTTCTGGGATAACGTCTGAGGTCACATTTACACATACAGGGTTTGAGGATCAGGTACTACTTAATATAACTGAATTATCCGTTGTTCAAAGTACGGTATCAGCCGTAGCCACAATTGCCCAGATACAGAATAGGTTATTTGCTGCAAAGGTTAGTGGTACAAATGTTGACTACAACAGTTT